CCTTTCCGGCGACTCCGCGCCTTTCATAGCCATGCGTGTGTTTCAAGATCGCAGGTCGGCCGATTGTTCACGCTTTACGCTGGTCTGGTGATCGTCTGTGAGTGCCGGGGGTGGCGGCATCAGCCGCCGGGCTCGCGCAACGGGGTGCCGGTGGCCAGCTGCGGGGGCCGGGCGCTGGTGCGCTGGTATTTCCCGGCTGGGCAGGTGTTGCCGGGGGAGCCGGGGTTCATCGACTTGTGTGAGGGCTGCCGGGTGGGTGAGTGGGCGCCGCATCTGGTGCCGGTCAGGCTGGAGCCGCTCGGCTGAGGCTCACCAGGGCGGGTCGCCGGGCTGGTGCCGGGCTGAGTCGGCTGAGATCGCGCCGGGGTCGGGCTCGCGGGCTGGGGCGAAGATTTGCGCGAGGTCGGCGGGGTTGCAGGTGTAGGCGTAGCCGCCGCTGCGGAGTCTGCCGCGGTGGTAGTAGATGGGTTCGGGCATGGGCTCGGTGACGGCGGGCGGGTCGGCCCACCACTGCACTTGGAGGTGCAGGGGCACGGGGGCGCAGATGACGCGGGGCAGGGGTTCGGGGATGTCGTGGGTCTGCCCGGCGAGTGGCCCGCCGTGGAACTCGCATCGCACGTAGGCAGGTTAGTCGTCTGGTGCCGGTCACTGGGGTAGCCCGGCGGGAGGGGCCGGGTATGGGCGATGAGTCGGCGTGGCTGGTGCTGGCGGCGGTGCTCACGCTCGCGGCTTTGGTGGTTCTCATCGCGTCGGGGTGAGCCGGTTGAGATCCGGTCGTTGAGGTCGGGGCATCGTTTGTGGGTGGGGTGGCTGGCCCGGCCGCAGCAGACGCGGTCGTTGCCGGTGTGGGTGTGGCCGCTTGAGTTGGTGGCGAGGGTGCGGGCTCGGGCTGAGGGGCGGGTTAGAGGATCGGGTCGCCGGGTTGCCAGCGGGCGGCGTCGCCGCTGAGTGAGTCGAGCCAGCGGGCGTCGCCGGCTGTCTCGCGTTCGATTGGTGACCAGCCGCCACTGCCGCCGGCGTAGACGGGATCGCTGGCCGTGTATGCGCCGCCGCCGCCGGCGGCGTAGACGACGGTGTTGCTGCCGCCGAACCGCGACGATCCGCCGTTCGTGCCGCGGGTGGCCTCGCAGATGCGGCGGGCGCTGTCGGCAGGGTCGAGCGACTGCACATGCCGGATCGCCGCGTCGCCGGGGTCGGGCTCGATGATCTGCCAGACCCCTACGGAAGCGGAAGCCGGGAAGTCGCTCATGCCGTCAATGATCTGCCAGGGGCCGAACTGCGGGAAGGTCTTTGAGGCTAAACGCCGGACGGCGATGTACTGCTGCAACGGGTGCTCGGTGCGGGCGTCGCGGCTCGGCCAGCTGGGCAAGCCGGTGCTGGCCCCGGCGTCCAAGCAGGCGGTCAAGGCCAGGCTCGGGGACGCGATGCTCAAGGCGACCCGGGCGGAACTCACGTCGGCGGGCCGGGTGAGCTCGAGCGCTGGGCAGCGTGCGCTGCTGCTCGCGAAGCGGCTCGATGCCTCCGGGCAGGAGACCGGCGCGGCGGTCGCGGCGTTGTGCCGGGAGCACGCGGCGGCGATGGAACGGGCTTTGGCGACGCGTGAGGCTCAGGATCCGGTCAGCAGATTGCAGGATGAGGTGAGCCGGCGCCGTGAGCGTAGGGCAGCTGGTCAGGCCGGCGTACCTCCACCTGCCTGACTTTGAGGTGACCGAGGGCGGGTCGGTCGCGGATCTGAACGCGCAGGCCGGGTTCGGCCCGGATGAGGAACAGCGCCTCGCCCTCGATGTGATCTTTGCGGTGGGTCCGCACGCTAAGGCGGTCGCGTTTGAGACGTGGATCATCGCGTGCCGGCAGAACCTTAAGACCGGTGTGCTCAAGCAGGCGGTGCTGGGCTGGCTGTTCCTGTTCAAAGAGAACCCGGTGATCTGGACGGCGCATGAATGGGATCTGGTCAGTGAGGCGTTCCGGGATCTCGATGAACTGATCAGCGGGTATGGCTGGCTGTCGCGGCAGGTGCGGTACATCCACCGGGGGGAGCGGGATCAGGAGATCGGGCTCCGCAACGGTGGCCGGCTGCTGTTTAAGACGCGCACCCCGGGCGGCGGGAAGGGGCTGGCCGGGGCCAAGGTCGTGCTCGATGAGGGGTGGAAGATTCAGGCGTCGCACATGGGTGCGCTGCTGCCGACGCTGTCCAGCCGGTCGATCACGGGTGATCCGCAGGTGATCGGCGGGTCGAGCGCGGCGTACGCCGAATCTGAGGTGCTGCACCGGATCATCAAACGCGGCCGGGCGGCGGCGACCGATGAGGCGGCGGCGGCGGCTGAGCGGCGGTTCGCCTATTTGGAGTGGTGCGCGCCGCCACCAGCTGAGGCGTGCGACCTGGGTGACCGTTGCGATCACGGGCTGACGACGGCTGGGTGCGGGTGTGACAAGCCGGATCTGTGGCTGGCGGGTAATCCGGCGATGGGCCGGCGGATCAGCCAGGACTACATCGCGGATGAGCGGCGGGCGATGCCACCGCACGAATTCGGGCGTGAGCGGATGGGCTGGCACGACGCCCCGGAGGGTCAGGCCGAAGTGATCCCGCTGACCGACTGGGCGGCTGGGCTTGACCCGGCGAGTGAGCCGGTGGGTCCGGTGGCGATTTCGGTGGTGTGCAGCGCGGGGATGGACCGGGCGGCGATCGGTTTGGCTGGCCGCCGGTCGGATGGCTGCTGGCATGTTGAGGTCGCGGATTACCGGGCGGGCACGGGCTGGGTGGTGGACCGGGTCGCGGCGATCGTCGATCACCATGAGGTGTGCGCGGTGGTGGTGGATCCGAAGGGGCATGAGGCGGCGGTCATCAAGGGGCTTGAGGATGCGCGGATCGAGGTGACCAAACCGGCGTACGCGGATGTGGCGGCGGCGTTCAGCATGTTCTTTGAGGCGGTCACCGACGCGCATTCGGTGCGGCACCGCGGGCAGGATGAACTGACCCTCGCGCTGGCGGGGGCGACGACGCGGCCGGTGGGCGACGCGGGGCAGGCGTGGGGCCGGCGCAAGTCGGGGGTGGATATCTCGCCGCTGGTCGGGGTGACCGAGGCGATGTGGGGTCACCTGCTCAAGATCGCCGCGTTTGAGACCGTGCCCGGGGCCTGGGCGGTTTGACGGTGGGCTCCGTTACGGCGAGCCCCACCACCGTTCGGGGATCTCCTGCGCTTGGAAGCTGAGGCTGCGCCGGAACTCGTCGGGCAGCGGGTGGTTGCCGGGGAAGTCCACGACCCAGGTAGCGCCTCGGCCGTCGTCGTCGGGGGTGACCGACACGATGGTGCACCTGCCGACCTCGGTGCCGTTGAGCTTGAGCGGGACCGTGGTGTTGATGACCTTGGCGAACGCGCCGGGGGCGTAGCGCTCGTTTTCGCCGGCTGACTGCCAGAACTCGACTCGCGTCATGGGCTCAGGGTAGGGGAGCGAAAAACAATGCCAGCTGGTGAGCGCGCCTGGTCTTACGTCGTGCTGCGGTGGGTGCTCGCGGTCGCGGCGCTGCTGTTCGCCGGGGTGTGGTTCCTGTCGACGGTGGTGTCCGGGTTCGACTCGCCGGACTGGGTGCCGCCGGCTGGGCTGCTCTGCTTGGCGGTCGCGGTGCTGCTGCCCTGACCGGGGCTGAGGCGTAGAACGGCGGTCTGTTGATCTATCTCGCGTGGGGTGCTCTGGTCATCGCCTTGGTCGCGCTCGGGGTCGCGTTGGCCTCGACTGTCCGCGGCGGCAGCGGCCGCCATCGCGGACGCTAGGAGCGCTTGGCGGGCTTGGCCGCGCCGGGCGTAGACGGTGATCGTGAAATCGGGTGAGTCACACGGCCCATCAGGGGCGATGTGGCGGATGCCTGGGCCGGGCAGGTGCCGGGCGAAGTAGACCAGGGCGCCGTGAGCTAGGCACCGAACGTCGTTCACGCGGGCAGTTTCCCCCGGCACGGCCGGTTGGCCGCCAGCCAGAATTTCGCCCAGGTGGGCGGCGACGCCCCGACCTGCGGCGATGCCGGCGGGTTCGTTTCGCCCAGGCCGCGAATCACCAACAGGACGGCACCGACCGCGGAGAGAGGCTTACGGTGGCACGACTTAGGGGAAACCCGGCGCTGGCGAAGCTGTCCATGCGGCTGCTGCTCGTGCGGCAGGCGGTGCATCGCCGGCGGCACTTCGCGGTCAACGCGGTGCTGATCGCAACCGGCCTGCTCGGCGCGCTTGCAGGCGGCTGGGTGATCGGCTGGTGGTGCCTTGGGGTCGTCGCCATCGCGGAGTCAGCCGGGTTGCTGTACGTCGGGCTGACCCGCGATGACGGCGAGCAGCTGCCGGTGCGCGGCGCGCGCACGGTCGATCAGGTGCTCGATGACGAACGGCTGCGCCCGTGACTCAATACCGCGTGCCGGTCAGCGATGACCTGCTTGAGCAGACGCCGTGGCGGCAGGTCGTGGGGTTCCGGCTGATCGCGGTCAACGGCCCGTGGCACGGGCACAAGGGGATCTCGATCGTCACGTTTGAGGATGACAACGCCCCGGCTGAGCTTGAGGGTGCCCTGGTCGAGCCGGTGCTGCGGCACATGCCAGACGGGACGGTCACGGTGCAGTCCCGGACCCAGCTGAATGAGGCGGGGATCCCGTTCACGCAAACCGAGGGTGGTGACTGATGGCGACGATGCTGGACCGGCTGCTGCGCCGCGCCACCTACCCGGGCACGTACAGCGAGGCGGACTACTCCGGGGCTCAGTACGTCACCACCGGGGGGGCGACGACCGGGCCGGCGGGGAACCGGGAATCGAGCCCGCCGGGGATCGTGCGGGAAGCCCGCGCGGCGTATAAGTCCAATGGGATCGTGTTCGCCTGCCTCGCCGTGCAGCAGTGGTTGCTGTCCGAGGCGCGGTTCAAATTCCAGTCCAAGGTTGACGATCACCTGTTCGGGGATCAGTCGTTGGCGATCGTTGAGAACCCGTGGCCGAACGGCGACTCCGGTGATCTGCTCGCGCGGATGGGCCGTGACGGCGCGCTCGGCAACGCGTGGGTGCGCAAGGTGGTCCCGGCGAGCGGCGGCGATGCCCAGCTGATCGACATGCGCCCGGAGGCCGTGACGATCATCAGCCAGGAACTGCCCGACGATCAGGGCCGGGTCTACCGGGTGCCCATCGGCTACGCCGAGGACATGGGCCCGGGGCGCGAGCCGCAGTTCTACTCGACCGATGAGGTCGGCCACTACGCGCCGTTGCCCGATCCCGACGCGCGCTGGCGGGGCATGTCGTGGCTGACGCCGATCCTGCGCGAGGTCCACGCCGACCAAGCGCTGACCGGGTATAAGGCGTTCCACCTCGACAACGGCGCGCAGCCCGGCCTGACGGTCAAATACTCGATGAAGCTGAGCGAGCCCACGGTTGAGACGCTGCGCAAGCGGATCCGCGCGAGGTTCGGCGGCCCGGAGAACGCCGGCAACGTGCTCATCCTCGATGAGGGCGCGGACGTGGCGGCGACCGGGTCGACGCTTGAGCAGCTGCAAGCCGACGCGGTGACCAAAGCCGGGGAGCGGCGGATCTGCGCCGCGGCCGGGCCGGGGATGCTGATCATCTGCGGGTTTGAGCAGGGCGACTATATGCACGCGGTGCGGCAGATGGCCGACCTTTGGGCTCGGCCGCACTGGCGGATGATCTGCTCGGCGCTTGAGCATCTGGTGCCGACCTCGGCCACCGCAGCCCCGGTGCGGCTCTGGTATGACGTGGACGGCGTCGCCGCGTTGCGCGAGGGCGAGCTCGAGCGGTCGCAGTCGTTCCTGGTGCGGATGCAAGGGCTGGCGTCGGCGGTGCAGGCGGGGTTTTCCCGCGAGTCCGCGATCCTCGCGGCCGACTCGGGGGATATCTCGCTGCTCAAGCCGGACCCGAACGCCCCGGCGCCTGGTATGGCCGGCCGGGTCACCGAGACCGAGAAGTTCGGCGCACCGTCCGGTGGGCCGGGCCAGCCGCCGACCGGCGGGCCGGCTGGCGGGCTGCCGGGCCGGCCTCCGCAGGCCGGGCGGCCGCAGCAGTTGCCCGGTGTCGGTTCCCCGAACCTGCCGAACGCGCTGCCCGGCAAGGTGAACGGGTCCAAGGCGGTCCCGTCCGCGCGTGGTGCCGGGCGGTCTGATATCCCTTTCGCGGAGAACTGACCGAGGCACCGCAACACCTGATGCTCGGCTGGGATCCGGATGAGCAGGCGTGGCGGGCGGACTGGGATCCGGCGAAGCACCCGCGGGTGCTGCACGGCGCGCACGGTGGCCAGTTCGCTCATGTGCCGGGCTCGGGCGCGTCGGTGCCCAGCGGCGCGGCCGGGGGCAAACGGACCGTCGCGGAGATCTACGCCGACGTTGGCGCGTGGGCCGGGATCCTTGAGGCGCAAGCCGACAACGCCCCGGATCTCGGTTACGGCAGCATCGGCAAGGACATCGCGGACGCGGCTGAGCATCTGCGGTGGGCTGAGCGGGTGATGGCCAAGGGCGACGATAGCTCGTTCGCCTTGGCGGCCAAGTACGTCGGTGAGGCCGGGATCCTGGCCGACCGCGGCGGGGTCGAGGGCGCAGGCGACCGGCTGCGCGACCTTGAGAGCGAGATCATCGAGGCCACGCCAGAGTCCCCGCTCGGCGGCGAGTTTAAGGCGGTGCAGGATGTCACCGCCAAGGGGTCAAAGATCGTCCCGGATCTGCTCGGCGGCGGGCGGTCGGCGTGGGACGGCAAGACCGGCGTTGAGGACTACCTCGACAACCCAAACGCGATCGCTGAGACCGACTGGTACGGGCAGATCAACTACACCACCGATGAGGCCAAGAGCCTCGATGCGGCGATGGGCGACAAGGGGCCGATTCACAACGCCGCAGCCTGGTCGGTGCCGCTGCATGAACTGATCCACGCGACGATCGGCGGGACCGAGGCTGAGCGGATCAAGGCGCACGATGAGGCGGTCAAGGGGCTGCGCGGTGGCCAAGACCTGACCGGCGACTGGTCGACGCTGATGGATTGGTCGAACAGCGACGTAGACCGCAACCGCGACCGGGGCACGGCCGGGCCGTGGTGGCACACGCTCGCGCAGATCAACGAGCCCGAACCGGAGCAGTACCAGGTGAGCCAGGCTCACGCCGACTGGCTGGCCTCGCACGGCTACCTCGACAAGAACGGCGATCAGTACCGGCTGTCCGCCAAGGGGCTCGCGGCGACCACGCCGGTCACCCGCGAGACCCCCGCCGATGGGCGCGACGACTACCAAGAGCCCAGCGTGCAGGCGATCGAAGAGGGGTTCACGGAGCTAGGCACGATTCAGCACGCCCCAGAGTTTTTCGACCGGATGGGCATCGGGGACCGGCCGACTGACATGATCGCGGAACGCCCGGCTGACAAGCCCGACCTGAACATCCAAGCCAAGGTGATCAAGCAGTTGCATGAGTTGCGGACGCGCACCCACGCTGAGGGGTTCACTATCGCGATGAAGGCGGTCCGCGACGGCAAGCCGGACGCGGCCAAGGCCGAACTCGACCGGATGATCTCGGCCTATGAGGGGACCGACCTCAAGTGGGCGATCGCGAACGTCAAGGACGCGATTGACTCGATGTACCGCCGGCCGGTCGATAACCCGGAGTACAAGAAGCGGCAGACGGCGATGATCTCGGCGTTCAGCCGCGAGTCTGACCTGATCCGCAACCGGGTCTACGGCCCCGCCGCCCCGGGCAGGCTCAACGACGCGACGCAGCTGACCAAGTTGATGCAGGCGATGGCCCGCGCGGCGAACGACGTTGACGCCGAGGACTTCGCGGGCGCGGCCGAGGAACTTGCCCGGCTCGATCACAGCGGTGATACGGAGTACGCGAAAGACGCGGTGAAGCTGCGCGCGCAGCTGGTCGACGTGCTCGCGACGAACACGTCCAAGCGGGCGACGATGAGCGAGTATGCCCGCCGCCTGCAAGGCGCGGACCGGATCATCAACGGGTCGGCGTGGGGCCACTACCCGCAGGAGACCGCGCAGGCGTTGCGGTGGGCGCAGGCGGTCGCGGTGGCCGAACAGCCGCCCCTGCACGGCGAGGCGCTGCTCAAGCGGGTCACCGAGATCTCCGATGAGGTCAACCGGGAGGGCACCGCCTACAAGCTCAAGATCATGGCGCGGCAGGCCGCACGAGCGGCGGGGCTCACCGACCCGAACCCGGCGAGTCTGGCGCAGGCCGAGAACTCGATCCGTAAGAACTGGGTGGACGGCGGCGCGTCGCTCGCGTTCGATCTGGCGACCCAGGCGGCCAAGAACGGGGCGGCGAAATGATCACTCTCGGCGTCACCCCGGACGGCAAGAAGGCTTACGCGGTGCTCGCGCAGGTGAACGGCAAGACGGTCAGCCCGCAGGCCGCGCTGGCTCACCTGGCTCAACTGGCGGATGAGTCCGAAACGACGGCGGGACTACATGAGGTGCAGGACGTGGCCCGGATCGTGCGACGGCTGAGGGGGTGACGACAGCGTGGGCGAATGGTGGACCGATGCGGAACCCCTGATCAGCAGGGGTGGCACCGTCCTGGGCGATGAGATCGGCCGGTTCGACCCGGCCGAGGCGCGCGGCTACCACGGTCAGTGGGTCAAGGTTGGCAAGTCGTCGTTTACCTTTGACGGCCCGGCCGGCGGCGACGGGCACATGCGCGCGATCATGGCGGTGGCCGACAACATCGAGCGCACCCCGAACGGCGGCCCTACGGCGCACGCGGTCCGCGAGTCGGCCAAGGCGATGTACCGCCGCGACATGCCCGCCGCCTACACCCACCTCGACAGCGCCGCGTACCTCGATGGGGTGTCCGGCAGCGCCGCGTCGGGTGCGTTCAACCGCGATGACATCGAGGCGATCCGCAGGTCCTACGCCAAGGTGCCCAAGGGCGCGATCCCCAATCAGCCCCGGCCCGCAGTCTGGCCGGAACTCGCGCAGGGCCAGCAGGGCAAGCTCAAGGGCAAGCCGATCTCAGCTGGGGTCGTCGGCACCTACGCCCGGCGCGGCGTCTGGGATGAGTTGCTGCACCCGCGTGACCCCTCGGGCAAGTGGCGGAAAAAGGCCGGGGAACTGGACAAGCTCGCGGGCAAGGTGCAGCAGCAGCATCACGCCCTGGCGTTCGGCACCGGCGGGTTCCAACTCGATGCGCCGAACCGGAACCGCGCCGCAGTCAGCATCGGTGACGCCGCCGACGCGCTGCGGCACGGTGACCTTGAAAAGGCCGCGCTCGAGCTGCATGAGGCGCACAAGGTGGCCCGGCAGATGCCCGGCAAGCGGTCGCATCAGAACGCCCAGGAGATCGCCGCTGCTGAGCGGGAGATCCGCAATCACCTGACGGACAAGAACATCGAGGCGAACCCGGCTGAGCAGCAGTTGATGACCAGCCTTGCCGAACAGGCCGCCGCCAAGCACAAGGGCAAGAAGCACCGGGGCGCTGCGGCGGAACTGGCGGTGGGGCTCGGGTCGGTGCTCGCGTCGATCCGCGCCGAACTGGACGCGGAGCGGGCGTTCAACCCGCATGAGCCGCGCGACCCGGCCGGCAAGTGGCGTGGCGTCGGCACGTCGATCAGCCATTTCGCGCATGAGCTAGGGCAGGCGGTCGGTGCCGGGCAGACGACCGAACTGGCCGCGTTCCCCGAACGGATGATCGGTGACATCGAGGGCACGGCGTCCAAGCTGCGCGGGCACCGGTCCGCGCGGCATCTGCGGAACGCGGCCGGGGCGCTGCGCCGAGGCGACCGTGAGGGCGGGATCCGGCACCTGACCACCGCCCGGCATCACCTTGAGACCTCCCGCGGGCCTGGGGCGGCTGCGGCGCGGCAGGCGGTCGATAGCCACCTCGCCGGGCTGATGACCGGCCACCACGGCAGCACCCAGTCCGGAGTCCATGAGGCGCTGCTCGGTGCCATCGAGCAGGCCGACCGGGCGGGCAACGATCAACTCGCCTCAAGTCTTGAGGACACGCTCAACTCGATCCGCCAGCACGGGGACATCGCGTCGCAAAAACGCAAGGTCATCAGTGCGCTGATCGACGCCGCCGACCAGGCCGACCAGATCGGGGATGAGGACACCGCTGACCAGCTGGCGGCGCTGACCGACCAGGTCCGCAAGCTCACCCGGGCGGCCGGGCTGGACTGGACACCCGCTGAGTACCTGATGCTGCTGCGGGCGATCAGCCATTACAACCCGCATGAGCCCCGCGACCCCTCGGGCAAGTGGTCGCGCAGGCCCGGCGCTCCCCGGCCGGGGTATCTGCGCAAGCATCCGCCCGGCCGCCCCGCCGCTGCCCGCCGCCCGGCCGCGTCCGGCATGTCGGTGATGAGCGAGCGGCGCCCGGGGCCGGTGGCTGAGCCGTCGCCGCAGGAGTTGGCCGGGATGGTCGACCAGCTGCATTCCAAGCTCAACGGGCACGTCGCTGAGCTCGAGCAGCGGAACGCGGAACAGGCGCGGAAGCTGGCCGAGGTCACCGACCAGCTACGGCATGAGTCGGAACTGCTCGCGCACGCCGAGGCGACCGAGGCCAAGGTTGACAAGCGCAAGATGATCGTCCGGTCGATCGTCAACGTGCTGGGGCTGGCGGCGGTCGCGGCGCTGATCCTGATCACCGGCGGCGTGGTCGACATGTCGCCGCTGGCTGAGGCTGGGGTGGCGGTCGGCCCGCTGATCGGATCTGAGGTCATCAACGCTATCAATGAGGCGCGCAAGCGCCGCCGCGGCGGCAAGGCGAAGCGGTCGGCCGGCCCCTCGGTGCACGACCGGGCGGTTGAGGTGATAGCACCGCTGGTCGCCAAGGTGCTCGGGGTCAGCGACGATGACGCTGCCCAGCTGGCCGATGATCTGGTGTCGGACGCCGAGGAACAGGGCGACGCTGGCACCGAAGCGGGGCGCACCTTTCACTGATGACGAATGGTGGGGCTCGACCCGTCTGCCCGCAGCCCGGTTCGACCCGCATGAGCTACGCGACGCGCACGGCAAGTGGGCCAAACGCCCAGGCTCGGTTTTCAAGGGCGAACGCGGCGGGCCGGTCCCGGACCTGCGCCCGGGGGATCAGGTCAAGCTGGCCGAGGGCCGGGCGTGGGGCGACCCCGGCATTGGTGACCGGCCAGCACCGGGGATCGCCGGGACGATCAAAGCGGTCGCCGCCCCCCACGGGCAGGTGCACCTGACGGTCAACGGCCTCGGCTACAACTACCACGCATCAGAGTTGATCCCGCAGGGGCCGGCGGCCAAGCGGCCACCACTGCCACCGGAGCCAGCGCCCACCTGGGTCAAGGCCGCGCTCCGCCAGCCGTCGTTCGACGGCAACAACTGGCAGTTCCCCGGCGTGCCCAAGGTCGGGGACAAGGTCGACGGCACCGAATGGTGGGGCGCCAACGGCGAGGTCACCGGGGTCACCGAGGGCGCCGCCCCCGGCTCCGGGTGGGTCGCGCTGTCCCTCGATGACGGCTACCGGCAGGTCGTCAGCCTGCACGACGGGTCGATCCTGCACAGTTTCCTGCTCGGTGACGGCAACGCGGACGCGGTGCTCGACTACGCCGCGGTGCAGCACGGCAGGCCACCGAAGCCGCCTGGGGCGTCAACTGAGCACTGGCACAAGCTCGGGTTTGCGACCCCGCCGCCGAAGCCGCCCGGCCCCTCGGGTGAGCCGGTGCCGGGCGGGTTGCAGCTGACGTTCCCCGGTTTCCCCAAACCGGAGACCGGCCGCGCCAAGCAAGCCGAACGCGATCTCGCCAAGGCGATCAAGTCCAACCACCAGGTCGAGCACAAGCCCGGCGAGGACTATGAGGACGACCCGGTGATGCAGGACAATTTCGGCAACACCGCCGACACGTCGATAGTCGATTTCGCGGACGGGTCGACGTGGATCCGCAAGCGTGACCTCCCGATGGATGAGGTCACCAACGAAATGCTCATGTCGCGGGTGTCCGACGTGCTCGGCGCGGGCGCACCAGAGGTGATCGTCCGCAACGACGGCGAATGGCAAACCCACGTCCCCAACGCCGAACTCGCCGCCGAATGGATGGGCGGCTATGACGAATACGGCGACATGGCCCCCGGTGCCGAGGACCGGCTGACCGAAATGTATACGTCCGACCAAGGCAACGTCATCGGGATCATGGACGCGATCACCGAAATGGCCGACCGGCATGAGGGCAATTGGATGGTGCAGCACACCCCAGCCGGCGACGTGCCGGTGCCGATTGATATGGGCCGGGCGTTCAGCGAGGGAACCGATAGCGAATTCGCTTCATACATGAGCCCCGCGTCCATAGACGACGCCAAATGGAACCGGTGGCGGCGTGGTCTCGACAAGCTGCGCACCACGTTTGAGGGCGTCGGCCGCTATGGCGACTGGCAGCGGATGATGACCAACTTTGACGCGCTCGCGGGGATGCGGGGCGAGGCATGAGCCTGACCGTCTACGGGACCAAACGGATCATCGGCCAGATCGAGCAGGACGGTGAGCAGCTGCGCGGCTCGACCCCCGGCGTGCAGTCGATGGCCGACGCGTGGGTCAGGCGCATGGGGAGCGCCGCAGCTGCTTACGCCCAGCTGCGCGGCTACACCAACGGCTACCTGACGATCATCGAGACACCGCCCGGAGGCGACCAGCATGACCGAGGCCAGCAGGCGGTTCGACCCCACGGAGAAGCGCGACCCTCATAGCGGCAAGTGGATCAGCGCGGACGCGGCCGGGCACCTCGCCGGGCGGCGGGTCGTCGGCCGCCACACCAGCGGCCGGGACGTGGTCGGCCACTTCGACGCCAAGCGCAAGACCGTCACCCCCCCGGGCGGCAAGCCCGTCCCGGTGCAGCACGTGCGGCAGCCGACCGACGAAACGATCACCCCCGCCGGCAAGATCAAGGCCGGGGATCACATCAGCCTCGCCAACGGTCAGTGGCAGGTCGGCAAGGTCGAAACAGCACCCGGCGACCCGGAAGGGAAGCTGCTCAAGCTGTCGCTGTACCGGCCGGGCAACAAGTCGCACACCAGCAGCGTGATCGGCCACCCGACGCGGACCGCGTACAAGGTGGTGTCCCGCACCGCCCCGGCCGAGGATCCGGGCGACGGGCACACGCCGTTTTTCGACAGTGTCCTCAAGGATCTGACCGACGCCGGCGTACCAGCCGCCGAGGCGTACAGCGCCGCGTGGGGGGTCATCCGCACCTACGCCGCCGGCGGCGGGCAGGTCCACCCCGACACCCAGGCCAAGGCCGAGGACACGCTTGAGCGCCGCCGCGCCGCCGCCCGCCGCGGCGGGCCAGCCGAGGCCAGCCGGGCGCTGACGCACGAAAAGGTCGGCCACACCGGGCAAGGGCTCTGGCACGACCCCCACCGGCAGCTGCCCGCCTATATCCAGCACATCGCCAACGACCTGATCCAAGAGCGCGGCATGGACGAATCCCGCGCCATCGCGACCGCCGTTGGCCGCTGCAAGGCGTGGTGCGCCGGCGGCGGCGGCGTCCACCCAGACACCAAGGCCAAAGCCTGCGCGGCGGTGGCCGAATGGGAACGGCTCAAGGCCAGCACACACGCGAGTAGGAGCGCCACCATGCCCGAACACGACGCTGACGGTCTTGACGCCAGCTGGGACAACCTCGATGACCTGCCCGACCTGACCGGCATCGACATGGCCGACATTGCCGCCGCCGAGGCCGACCTCGGCTGGGGCGACGGCAACCCGGAACCGGTCAGCCGCGCGGCCAAGCTGGGCAGCGGCGAGCGGTTCGCCGCGCTCAAGTCCAAGCTCGCCGCCCGGGGCGTCAAGGATCCCGGTGCCCTCGCCGCTCACATCGGCCGGCGCAAGTACGGCAAGCAGCGTTTCCACGCCCTCGCCACCGCCGCGCGCAAGCGCGCCACCCCGGCCGCAGCGGCGTCGCGGACCGGTGAACTGTTCCGCACCTACCCGCTTGAGGACTGCCGCATCTTGACCCGCGCCGAGGGCTCGGCGTCGGGAAGAGTAGTCGAGGCATACGCGGCAGTATTCGGCCAGCCCGCCGAGATCCGCGACCCCCAAGGCCACTACCTAGAAGAGATCCACCCGCAGGCGTTCGACGCCGCGCTCCGGTCGGCTCACCCCGATCACAACGGCGGGCTGTGGCGGGTCGCGGTCCTCTACAATCACGGGCTCACCGTCCACGGGTCACCAGCTGAACGGTTCTCGATGCCCGCCGGGCTCGCGCTCGACATCGTCCCCGAAGCGCGCGGCCTGCTGACCCGCACCGAATACGCCCAGACGCCGCTAGGCGAAGAGATCTTGGAGCTAGTGCGGATGGGCGCGCTGCGGTCGCAGAGCTTCACCGGGGGCATCGGCCGGTCAGAACCGGGCCTGCGGGGACCGGGTGACAAGTACCGGCCGCAGGGCGGCGGGATCCTGCAACGCGTCCGCCGCTACGTGCTCGGCCTCCGCGAGTACGGGCTGACCCCGTTCCCCGCCTACTCGGGCGCCGAAGTGTGCGGCGTCCGGATGCAGCTTCCGGACGGCTACGAGCCGCCCGGGGAAATCGAGGGCGACGAAGGCATCCCCGAATGGGAACAGCAGTTCCTTGCCGAGGACGCCGCCGGCTACCCCGCCGAACAGGGGGACTCGCCCGCGTCCACTGGTCACCGGCACTACCAGCTGGCCTCGGAAGAGGCGATGCGGCGGGCCGGGATCACCCTGCGCACCAACAGAGAGGACTGATCAGCGTGCGCTTGCAGGAAATGGTGGACCGGCAGTCGGCCATCAAGGAAGAACTCGCCCGGATGGACGCCGACCCCTCGGTCACCGAAGAGGACGACGCCGACATCCGCGACACCCTGATCAGCGAGTACGAAACGCTCGAGGATCAGAAAAAGCCCGTGCTCGCCCGGATGGAGAAGATCAAGCTCATCCGCAAGACCGGCGAGGACCCGATCAACCGCGATGAGCCCACCGCCACCCGCAGCAGCGGATGGGGCAACGGCAACGGCGACCGCAGCACCCCCGAATTCATGCTCAGGCTCGACCCGTTCGCGGATCTCGACCGCGTCCGCGACGGCCTGGTCAGGGGCAGCGACATGGTCGCCCGCTCGCTCAACGTCATCGAGGGCCACGCCAAGCGCGGCCTGCTGCTCACCGAGAGGGCCGAAGAGTCCACCCGGAAGGCATCGGGCGACCCGCAGATCGCGCGGCACATGCTGATGACCGGCTACGACGAGTACATCGAGGCATTCCGCGCCTACGTCACCGACCCGATGGGCGAGGGGCTGCGCGCGGCCCAGCGGTCCCTGACGCTCGGCACGGCATCCGGCGGGTTCCTGCTTCCGTACGTGCTCGACCCGACCATCGTGTTGACGAACGACGGCAGCACGAACCCGTACCGGGCGATGGCCGATGTCAAGACGACCACGTCGAACGCGTGGCAGGGCGTCAACTCGGCCGGCGTCAACATGGGGTGGCTCGATGAAGGTGGCCAGGCCACCGACAACACCCCGGCCGTGGGGCAGATTCAGATCTTCCCCAAGAAGGCCGCCGCGTGGGTCATCGGCTCGTTTGAGTCGGTCGGTGACACGAACTTCGCTGACCAGCTGCCACGGCTGCTGGCCGACGCCAAGGACATCCTCGAGGAACAGGCGTTCGCCCGCGGCACGGGCGGCACCGGCAACGCCGGCCAGCCGCGCGGTGTCATCACCGGCCTCGGCACGGCGCAGCGCGTCCTGGCCGGCGGGTCGGGCCTGCCCGCGTTCGGCCAGGGCACCTACACCGGGCCGAACGGAGGCGGCGCGGGTGACGTGATGGCGCTCAACGGCGCGCTCGGTCCCCGGTTCCGCATGTCGGACTCGGTCGGCTGGGTGATGAACATCACCAACATCAACCGGATCCGGATCATCGACCAGTACGGCGGTGGCGCGTTCTGGGCGAACCTCGGTGCCGGGCAGCCGCCGCGGCTGCTCGACAAGCAGATCCGCGAGTCGCCGTCGCTGACGCAGACGGCGGGCACCGGCACGGCGATCACCGCCGCGTCGGCGGTGTTCGGTGACTGGTCGAAGTTCTACATTGTCGATCGCATCGGATCCACGATGCTGTTCGACCCCCTGCTCAAGGGCGCCGGCACGGCGAACATGCCGACCGGCAACCAAGGGTGGTTCTACTACTGGCGGGTTGGGTCGGATCTCGCGACCCCCAACGCGTTCCGGTGGTCCACCGGAGGCACCGCCTGACCCTATCCGTCCACTAGAACTCATCACCTAGTGATGAACTGGGGCCAGTGACGCCGCCCGTTGATTCCGCTCCCCCGGGCGGCGTCGCTGAGCATTATCCAAAGCTGGGCACCTGCGAGCAGTGCGGCAAGCCGGGCCGTACTGACTATGCGCTGATCAAGGGCAATGAGCATGGCCGCGACCGGAGCCGGTACCGCGAGCTATGCCGCAAGTGTCACATGCACTACGACGGCAGCGGGGGTGCCCGCTGGCGTAAGCCGGCGAGCTAACCGAGGCTCCCGAGGGGGTGCCTCGCACCTCAAACGGGAGTCCAAGATCAAACTGCTGTGGCATAGTAATGCGCCCGCGCCTTTGTCCAATACGGGCTACGGGCAGATGACGGCGCTGTTCGCCCCGCGTATCGCCAAGCAAGGTCATGAGGTCGTGCTGTCGTGCATGACCGGGATGAGCGGGTTCCCGACTGAGTGGGAGGGGCTGCACTGCCTGCCCCCCGGTCTGTCGATGTTCTCGGCTGACATCCTCCCCGAACACGCCCGCCACTTTTTCGGCCGCGACCCCGGCCTGATCGTCGTCCACTACGACGCGTGGGCCATCGGCCCCGAAGCGGTCACCGGGTTCGCTACGGCGGGCTGGTCGCCGGTCCACAGCGACGGGATGAGCGTCGGTGATCGCCGGTTCTACATTCTGAGCGGCGCCCACCCGATCGCCTACAGCCGGTACGGCGAGCGGAAGATGCGCGAGGCCGGGTTCCACCCCAGCTACGTCCCCCACGGCGTCGACACCCGCGTCTTTAAGCCACTGTCGGCTGAGGACCGGCTGATCTCCCGCCGCGCGCTGCGCGTCCCCGAAGAGGCGTTCGTGATCGCCGTGGTGGCGGCCAACAAGGGCACCGACCCGCCGCGCAAAGCCTGGGGCGAGCACTTTGAGGCGTTCGCCCAGTTCCGCCACGGCAACCCCAAGCTGAGGATCAAGCCGCACCCGGACGCGGTGCTGCTGGTGCACTCGCTGGCGGCGGCGCCCTCGGAATGGGGGCTGGACCTGCGCCCGCTGATGGCCAACCTCGGCATCGCGGACCCGGTGATCTTCTCAGACGACTACGCGCAGGTGACCGGGCTTTATTCGGATGAGTACATGGCGCACCTGATCGGCTGCGCCGACGTGCTGTCCAACCCGTCCTACGCCGAGGGGTTCGGGCTCGCGCCGTTGCAGGCGCAGGCGTGCGGCGTCCCGGTCATCGTTGGTGACAACTCGGCGCAGACCGAACTGTGCGGCGCCGGGTGGCTGGTCGACTGCCAGCGTTATTGGCATCACCGCGATGAGGCGTGGTGGTACACGCCGCTCATCCGGTCGATCGTCAGCTGCCTGGAAAAGGCGTACTCGGCCCGGGGCAACCACGCGCTGCGGCGGCGGGCTCGCGGGTTCGCTGAGCAGTACGACGCCGACCTAGTCGCTGACCGGTACTGGCGGCCGGCGCTGGACATGCTCGGTCAGCTGGCGGGCGCGGAGCGGGTGCGGGCACCGAAGGCGGGTTCGTGGCCGCTGCCGGTCCGCGAGGCCGATGGGCTCAAGTGGGTAGCTCGCGGCCCGCACACCGACGATTGGATCGCGATAGGGCATGAGGACGCCCTCGCGCCGATCCTCGACTCGCTGCTGCCGGACGGCGGGGTGTTCGCGGATGTGGGCGCGCACGTCGGCCGGTGGGCGCTGCGGCTGGCGGCCAAGGCGTCGGTGGTCTACGCGGTCGAGGCGAACCCGGACACGGTCGCTGTTCTGCGGTACAACATCGCTGTCAACGAGATCAGCAACGTGGACGTGGTCGAGGCGGCGGTGTGGGACTCGCACACGGTGCTGACCCTCGACAAGCCGAAAGCGGTCACGTCCGGGTCGACGCGGGTGTCCGACACTTGGGCCGGGAACCCCGAGGCCGCAGGCCAGGTTGAGGTGACGGCGGCACCGCTCGATGACCTGCTCGATGGGGTCACCCAGCTTGACCTGATCAAGCTCGATGTTGAGGGTGCCGACCTGCACGCGCTGCGCGGGATGGCCGGGCTGCTCGCGGCGGCGCGGCCGGTGCTGTTCATCGAGGACCACTCGATCTACGGCTATTACGAACCCGATGAGCTTGAGGCTCAGCTGCTCGAGCTCGGCTACTCATGCGAGCGGTTCACCGCCCACTTGCCGGGCGACCGGGTCGCGCCCTACGTCATCGCCCGGCCCAAGCCGGCTGACTTGGTCGAGCAGTTCGCGGATCCCGCGCTCACCGGGACTGACTGATGATGCGCCGGTTCACCTGCTACCGGCCGGACCCCCCGGAAGGCTACCGCGAGCAGGGCGCGGCGAACCCGCCCGAAGAGGTGCAGTTTGAGGGCGTCGTGTTCAGTGACGGCACGGTGGCGATCCGCTGGCTGACCGCCTACCGGTCGGTGTCGGTCTGGGCGTCCTACGGCGATCTGATGGCCATCCACGGTCACCCCGAATATGGGACCGAAATCAGGTGGCTCGATGAGTGACGGCCAGCCGGCGCTGCCCGAGATCACCGACGTGCAGCGGCTCAGCTTGCGGCCGGGCGACACGCTGATCATCACGGTCAACACGTTCGTGGTGTCCGACGCTGACGCGGCGCGGGTCGCGGACCGGGTGCGGGCCATCGTCGGGGACCGGACGCTGCCGGTGATCGTGCTCCCGGCCGGTGCCACCGCGAGCATCTTGGGTGGTGACCAATGAGTGACGACCAGCCGGCGATCCCAGCTGGCAAGCGCACTGAACAGGTGACCCGCACCTACGACGCGGACGGGAAGCTGATCAAGACCACCACGACGATCGTGGTGATCAACGACAGCGACAGCGACTCGCCCTGGCCGGGGCAGTACCTATGACCGGCTGGTGGGGCGGCGAGATAGGCGACCTGGGGATCCGGGACGCGATGCTCGCCGGCGCGAGCCAGGACCCGTGGGAACTGTGGCGGGCGAGCGTCGCCGCAGCGATGACCGACCCCAAGGTGATCGTTGAGATCGGCTGCGACCGCGGCGGGACGCTGATGGTCTGGCGGTCGCTGTGCGAGCGGGTCTACGGCATCACCCTGCCCGATGAGGCCAACACCTATGAGGCGGGCGGGTCGGGGCTCGAGCTCGATGACCACGGCGCGCTGATCTTCCGGGGCGACTCGCACGACCCGGCCGCCCGGGCGTGGCTGATCAGCCAGTTCTGGCACCGGCCCGGAGCTACGCCGGTCGATGTGCTGGTCATCGACGGGGACCACTCCGCAGCGGGGGTGCGGGCCGACCTTGCGGACTATGGGCCGTTGGTGCGGCCGGGTGGGCTCATCTTGCTGCATGACATTGCGTCGCCACCGGATCCGGGCCGCCCGGTCGAGGTGGCGCAGGTCTGGCCAGAGCTAAAGATCCGGTACCTGACTGAGTCGATCATCAACCCGGACGGTGGCCCGGGGTGGGGGCTGATCCGGGTGCAGGCGGGCGACCGGTTCGATGTGCCCAGGACGCCGGCGGGGCGCTGACCTGCGGCGCGAGACCGTGGGCGGTTCCGCCCAGGTCGGCGCGTTCCTGCCGCCGCACCTGCCACCGCCACCAAGCGTGCCGGACACCCGCTTTGGCCAGCCGGGCGCACGACTTCGCGAACTGCCAATACTCCACGGCTCAGCCCCCCGGCTCTTAGTGGCCGGCGGGTCTGACGAACCTGCCCCAGCCCAGCGCCCGCCGGCCTAACCCGCCCCATCAGGAGGGTTGCCCTCAGCGTCGCGCAGGGTCTCGATCTTGGCAATGCCCCGCTCATCCCAGCTGACCGACCACGTCCCCGGTCCGGGGTCGCACGCCTCATAGACCGTGACCCGGCGGCGGAACAGCAGCCGATCCCACCACCGCTGCCGCCGCGACACGACCAGCGCGAGCGGTCTGACCCTCAGCGGTTCCATGCCCTCACCGTACGACGAAAGGACGCCGGTCATGGCCGACGAAGAGACCCCTGCTGGCCCCGACCTGAACCACGGCCCGAACCCGGCGCTGTACGCGCAGCCCGGCGTGGACGCGGCCCGTGCCGCCGAGGTGCCGGCCGAGGCACCGGCCGAAGAGGACAAGCCGCCCGCCGACAAGCCCAAGGCCGCCACCCGCAAGGCCGGCGACGACGACGACGAACCCGCCGCCAAGCACAAGAGCGCGGGCGGCAAGGCAGGCGGCCGGGCGTGACCGCTGTCCTGCTGACCGGCCACATCGACTGGGTGTGCCCGAACTGCCCGACCCAGGTGACCACGCCGCTGCTGGTGCCGAACCGCTACCACACCTGCCCGGGGCTGCACGATCTGGTCGCGCCGCTCGTGCGGGCCGGGACCGATTGCAAGGTCGAGGCGCTGCCCCGTGAGGACTACCTGCGCGGCGAGATTCAGCGCACCGGGTCAGACGGCAGGCCGTACGGCGGGGTCCGCACCGTGCGGGCCGATGGATCCAACGATCTCGCGATGTTCGCACCCGTCGCGCAGGCGCGGGTCGAGGAAATGGGGCTCAGATGACCACACCCGCTGGCGCTGGCGACGCGCTGCCCGTTGACGCCGCCACAGTCGAGGCCGCGCCCGAACCGCTGTACGTGCGGGTCGCCTACGCGGACGCCGAGGTCGCCGCCGCGGAGGAACGCCTCGCGCGGATGCAAGCCAAGCTCGACAAGGCCGAACGGACCGCCCGCGACGGCGTGGCGACGGCCAAGGCCGGGCTCAAGCAGGCCGAGGGCGACCTCAAGGCCGCGCGAGATCACGCGGCTGCGCTTGAGCGAGAGGCGGGCTGAGTCATGGCGTTCGGCAGCGCAAGCAAGATCTTCCGCAATTTCCTCAAGGACTGCCACGACCGGACGACCTCGGCGCTCGACCTCGACACCGACGTGCCGAAGATCGCGCTCTACGGCAATAGCGGCACCCCCGACCAGAACGCCACCGCCGTGCTGTCGGCCTATAACGGCGCGGCGTCGGCGTGGGTGACGGCGAACGAGATCACTGACACGAACTGGGCAGCCGGTGGGCGGGCGCTGACCGGTATCACGACCCACTTTGCCGACACGGCCGGGATCCTCTGGTACGACGCCAGCGACACCGCCGGCGCGGGCAACGTCACGGTGGCGAACGTCTACGGGGTGCTCTGCTACGACGACACGATCACCACCCCGCAGGCCGACATCGGCATGAGCTACCACGCGTTCACGACCCAGCCGGCCGGGGTCACGGCCGGGACGTTCACCGTCGTCTGGGATGTCAACGGCATCTTCCGCTACACGCTCTAGGCGGCTGAGGGGCTGAGGCAGGGTGTCGAACTATTACGGCGGCGGCGAGGTTCTGTTCTCCTACGCGCAGGCGTCGTCCGCCAGCGTGCCGACCGCGAGCGCGGTGACGATGTGCAACGGCTGGCCCGCGATCACGCTGCCAGCTGGCTACTTTCAGCGGCTCGGTGATCAGACCTCGGCTGTGAAGCTGCTACTTGAGGGGACGTTGACGGCGACCGCGACCGTCCCGACGTTCGCGTTTGGGCTGGCGATGACCCAAGCGAACCCGGCCGCGTTCTCCGCTTCGACGCTGCTGCACGCGATCTCCGCGACCGTGACCCCCACGGCGGGCACCGCCTATCAGTTCTGGGCCGACTGGGACATCGCACTCAGGACCCTCGGCGCTCCCGGTGCCAACTCGACCCTGGTCACGCAGGGCCGAATCCGCTGCCCCAACGGGTTCGGCACGGCACCCAACGAACTGACCATGCCCCAGTCCAACGGGACCAAGACGCTCGCGACCGTAGACCCGCAGCAGGTCATCTATCTGTGGCCGTACATCACCCTCGGCGCGGCGACGGCGGGCAACACGGTGACCGCCGACATGTGCAAGCTGTACGGCGAGAACTGATCATGCCTGCCACGCTCAACATCCCGCAGATCACCCTGCCCGTGGGCTCGCGGGCGTTCGGCCCGATCTCGGTCCCCGATGGGGACACCGACGTGCTGCTGACGATCGACCGGACCGTGCCCGGTGGGCTCAACGGGCTGACCGCCGCGTCGCAGCTGGAAATGCTCGCGGAAATGACCACCGATGGGGGCGCGACCTGGCACGCGGTGGACATCGGCGTGCCGGGGTCGCAAACGCTGTGGCAGGCACCGGGTGGCGTTTACACCAACACCAACCGCGCCGGGCAGATGATCACCGCGACCACGTCAGCGGGCGGCTGGGTGATGTTCCCCGCGACGGGCCGGCGGGTCCGGGCGACGGCGACAGTCAGCGGGCCTAGTCCGATCACGGTGGCCGGGAGCATCGCCACGACGTAGGTGAGGTGACGGCGTGGCGGTCGCATTCGACGCAGCAGGGGCAGGTGCCAAAGGCACCACCGTGACGACGATCACTTGGTCGCACACCAACTCGGCGGCGTCCAACGCGCTCACGGTCGGGCTCAACTACCCCACCGGCACGACCCCGCAGGCGTCGGCCGTGAGCTACGGCGGCGTCGCGCTGGCGCGGCTCGGCTCGGTGCCGGGTAACAACGTCGGCCCAGGCGGGATCGAGCACTGGGGCAAGATCGGTTCGCTGCCCACGGGCGCGAACACCGTTTCGTGCTCGGTCACCTCAAGCGCCGATAACAAGGTCGGCGGGTCGGTCAGCGCCACCATCGGCGGCGTGGGTGCGTTCGGGACGGCGCAAACGTCGTTCACGTCGGGGACGACGATCGCCTACACCCACACCGGCACGACCGCCGGCAACCTGCTGATCGTCGCCGCGTCGCAGGGCAACGGCTCCGGGGTGATGACGGCAACGTCGCCGGGGACCACGCGGTTCGCGATGAACGGCGACTCCAGCGAGGCCGCCGACAACGTGGTCATGGGCACCTGGGCAGCGCCCGGGGGCAGCCAGTCGGTCGGGTTTTCCGAGAACGCCACCTCAGATTTCTGGGGCCTGGTGTCGGTCGAGGTTCAGGACACCGGGGGCGGCGGCGGCGCACCGTCCGGGCAGGGCGCTGCGAACCCGCTGCAACGTGCCCGCGGCCGGCACGGGCGCCCGCTGCGCAGGTGGATGCGGACCCAGCGGGTGCGGCGGGAAATGGCACCGCCGGCGCTGGCCATCGGTGCCGGGCTCGCAGCTGGGACTGGGGTCGCGCCGAACGTCACCCAGGCCGGGGCCAACACCTACATCACCGGGCTCGGCGGCAGCGGCGCCGGGTATTTCATCGACAACCGCGGCAACCCGCGGCTGGTGTGGGGCGACGCGCTGTGGGGGCTGTGCGGCAACGCTGGCCGGTGGAACTCCGGTAACTGGCAGGCCGACTACGACGGGATCATAGCCAACCGGGCGGCGCAGGGGTTCACGGCGATCTACACCAAGCCGATGGGCACGACGCAAAACCTGGGGATCAACGACGACGGCCGGACGTTCGACCCGCTCTATCCGTTCCAAGGCGGGACACCGTCGACTGGGGTGAGCCTGGCCAACCCCTCGACCGGGCTGACCGCGAACTACTGGGCTCGGATTGACTACCTGTTCACCCGGGCAGCTGCCAACAATATAACGATCTTCCTCAACGCGATTGGCTACAACTCCGACTTCACCTCATCGGGTCCGCTGGCCGGGAAGTCGAGCACAGAGTTTCAGGCGTACGGCACGGCGCTGGGGAACCGGTACAAGAACACGCCGAACCTGATCTGGGTGGTCGCTGACGACTATTTCGGGTCGGTGGACACGCTGATCTCGGCGTTCCTGACCGGGCTGCGCGGCACCGGGGACACCCACCCGATAGCCATCGAGAACATGGCTGAGTCGGACAGCAAGTACATTTTCCAGGTCACTGACACCGGCTGCGGCACGACCAACGGCAACGCGACCGTCACCGACTCCAACGCCACCGCCCAGTACGTCGGCGCGGCGGTGTCCGGCTCGGGCATTCAGGCCGGGTCGGTGATCAGCAGCGTGAGCGCTGGCGTGTCGTTCACGATGAACAAGACCGCGACCGCGACCGCCACCGTGTCGCTCAAGATCACCGATCAGCAGACATCGTGGGGCTACACCAACGCGCAGTACAACTTTGAATATTCGTACAACCAGGCTTATTACGGCGTCGAAGAGTCCTACAAGGAAACGTCCCCGCTGACCGTCCTGCAAGGGGACGGGTATTTCTACCAGGGCGGCTCGGCCTACGACACGACCTATGACCGGGCATTCCGGCAAGATGCGTGGTGGGCGCTCGCCTCCGGTGCGGTCGGGAAGATCAGCGGCTCGGAGTCGATGTGGCAGTACCAGAGCAGCGCTCTGGCGTCGTCGGCAACTGACTGGTGGTATGCGAATAATTCGCTGGCGATCGTCAACGCGTTCACGGCGCTGCCCGGGTGGCATCTGCTGGTACCGGACACCGCTAACGCGCTGATCACCGGGGGCCGGGGCACCCGCGCCACCGGGTTCGACGCCGGCGGCGGCGGCGGCCAGTATGAGCCGGCGTTCACGTCGGGTTACGTCGCGGCGTCGCGCACCCCGGACGGCGGGTCGGGGTCGTCGCTGGCGGTCATTTACATGCCGCTGGCCACGACGATCACCATCGACCAGACCAAGATGGCTGCGGGCTACACCGCGACGTGGGTTGACCCGGTGACCGGTGCCACGTCATCGGCCACCCCCGGCAGCACGTACAACTCAACGGCCAAGGGCAACAACAGCCGGTCCCAACCGGACTGGGTGCTGGTGCTGCAAGGCCCAACGGCGGTCAGCGCCACCGCTGGGCTGGCGTCCGGGTCCGGCACCGCGCCGGGGGTGACGCTGGCGGCGTCGGTGCAGGCGGGGCTGGCCAGCGGCACCGGCAGCGCGCCAGCGATCACCCCCGCTGCCACGGTCGCGGCCGGGCTCGCCAGCGGCACCGGGACCGCCCCGGCGATCACCCTGGCCGGGTCGGTCAAGGCTGGGCTCGCCTCCGGGACCGGGTCGGCACCGTCGCCCTCGGTGTCAACGGCGTCCTCGACCTCGGCCAGCGCCGGGCTCGCCAGCGGGACCGGGACCGCGCCAACCCCGGCAGCTGCGCCGGTTGACCAGCCAGCCGCGGGGCTCGCGTCCGGCACCGGGCAGGCACCAGCGGTCACCCTCGCCGCCTCGGTCAAGGCGGGCCTGGGCAGCGGGACCGGTTCAGCCCCGGCGATCACCCCAGCGGCCACGGCCACGGTGGGGCTCGCAGCAGCGACCGGGTCGGCCCCAACCCCAGCAGCGGCACCGGCCGCAGCGCCGGTTGCGGGACTGGCCAGCGGCACCGGGCAAGCCCCGTCGATCACCCTCGCCGCGACCGCCAAGCTGGGGCTCGCGGCGGGCACCGGCAGCGCACCGGCCGTGCAGCTGGGCGCGTCGGCCACGGTGGGGCTCGCCAGCGCCACGGGGACGGCTCCGTCGCCATCGGTGTCGACCTCATCGTCTGCCACGGCTCAGGCTGGGCTGGCCGCAGGGACCGGCTCAGCGCCGTCCCCGGCGGTTACGGCCACCGTGTCCCCGGTGGCTGGGCTGGCGTCCGGTGCGGGTTCCGCGCCGGCGGTGGGCGCGGCGGTGTCGGTCCGCGCGGGCTTGGCTGCGGGGGCCGGGTCTGCTGCTGGCGTCGGGCTCGCCGCGTCCTCAACTCTTGGGCTGGCGAGCTCGAGCGGATCCGCGTACGCGGTGACCGCTCAGACCTCGGCGGCGTACAACGCGGTCGCTGGCCTTGCCGCCGGCACCGGGCAGGCCCCGGCCGTTACGCTCGCTGCGACGGTCCGGGCCGGGCTCGCGTCGGGGACGGGTTCGGCCCCGGCCGTCACCCCAGCTATCACTGTGCAGGCGGGTCTGGCCTCCGCGACGGGGACCGCGCCAAGCGTCACGCTCGCCGCGTCGGCCACCGTTGGGCTGGCATCCGCGGCGGGATCTGCGCCAAGCCCAGCGGTGGCCACGTCGGTCGCCGCGACGGTGGGGCTTGCGGCAGGGACGGGGACCGCGCCGTCGCCCTCGGTGTCGACGGTCCCGCAGTTCTCCGCAAACGCCGGGGTGGCGTCGGCTACCGGCTCAGCCCCTACCCCGGTCGCCGCACCGGTCGCGCAGGCGGCAGCGGGGCAGGCCGGCGCGGCCGGTGCGGCATTCCGGCCCGCCGCCCAGGCCGGGTTTACCGCGTTCGCTGGGCTGGCGACCGGGACCGGGTCGGCGCCGGGGCCGGCGCTGACGCTCACGTCCAGCCCGGCCGTGGGGCTCGCCGCGGGCACCGGGCAAGCGCCCGGGGCGGTAGGCCAGCCGGCGAAGTTCTACCCGGCCGGGAACGCTGCCGGGACCGGCACGGCGTACGGCGCGCAGGTGACACTGGCCGCCCGGCCATCGGTGGCCGTCGCGGCAGGCAACGGGCAGGCGCTCAGCCCGTTCGCGCTCGGGCTGATCCCGGCAGTGTTCGCCAGGGCGACCGCGTCCGGGACGGCCAAGACCCCAGCCGGGGTGACCGGCGCTGGCCGCGCCGCGTCGGCCAGCGGCGGGCAATCAACGTCCGCCGCCGTCAGTGGTGATTCCGCTTCCCGTGGTCACGCTGTCGGCGGCGGCGCAGTTTCAGCAACGGCGAGAGGTGAGCCCTGATGTTGTGCGTCGGCCAGGTCTACCACTCGGTGTTCACGATCAAGGGACAGACGACCGCGCCGGGGAACGTCGCGCTGGCGATCACCAAACCCGATGGCACGCTGGTCTCCCCGGCGCCGTCGCCGCCGGCGGGCAGCCAGGTCGCCGGCGACTGGGTCGTGTTCTACGACTACACGTTGGCCGACGTGGGGATCCACAAGTTCGCCTGGTCATCAACCGGGCCGGGGACCGCGCCCGCGCCGGTCTATGAGAACGTCCGGGACTACCGGTCGATCGTCGGCCTCGGTGAGATCCACGATCACCTCAACCTGGCCAGCGACGCCCAGGACAATGAACTGCTCGCGTTCATGCAAGCCTCAACCGAACTCGTTGAGGCGAAGATCGGCACGTGCATCCCCCGGACCTACACCGACCGGGTCGAGCAGGGCACTTGGCGGCTGGTGCTGACCCACCGGCCGATCCTGACGGTGACCTCGGTCACGTCGGTGTGGCCCGGTGGCCCGGCGTGGCCGGGTTCGGCTTTGCGGTGGGACGCCGAGGCGGCGATCGTTGACCAGCTGACGACGGCCGGGCCGTTCTACTGGCCGCCGTGGGACGTGCTGTATCGGGTCGGCCGGCCGGTGGTTGAGGAACGGTGGATCCAAGCGGCGAAGGAACAGTGCCGGCATCTGTGGGACACCCAGCGGGGGTCGGCGCCGCCCTCGGTCTTGCAGGGCGAAGAGATCTTTACCGCCAGTACCGGGTTCACGTTCTCGGTGCCGCGGCGGGTGCTCGAGCTGCTTGAGGCTGACATCGTGCCGGCGGTCTGACGTGAGCTACTTCTCAACGGTGCCCGACGCCCTGGCCGCGCTGGTCGCGATGTTCGGCACCGCGCCCGGTCTTGACGGCGTTGAGATCATCGACGGCCCGCCGACCCAAGACAGCAGCGCGCTGGAATCGGTGGCGGTCGGCTACTCCCCCAGCGACGGCGTCGACGCGGTCGAAATGACCAGCGGGTTCGGGGATCTCGGATCGTCGCGGGACCGGGAGTCCTACACGGTGCACTGCACCCTCGGCGTTCTCAACGGCGACCGGGACACCCTCACCGCGCGGACCCGCGCCTACCAGCTGTACGACGCGGTCGGGTTCGTCATCAACGACGACACGACGCTGCGCAAGACGGTGATGAAAGCCGGGCTCGGCGCGCACAACTTCGCGCAGAACGACACCACGGGCGGGCTGCTCGCGCGGATCGACTTCTCAGTCACCGTGGACGCGTTCACCGGCCGGTGAGCCCGGCCGCGCAAACGCCCAGGTCGCCCGCGAGTCACTGACCAGCCCTTTTAGGTCCTGGGCGAATTCGCCCAGGTGGCCGGACGGCCCACCCCGGGCCAGCCAACAAATGATCGGAGACGGGCCGATGGCCGCTGCACTCACTGCTCAGTCGTTCCCGCCTGCCGGGGCGGCGATCACCTACGCGACCGGCGCCGGCACGCTCACCACCACCGGCAACACCGCACCGACCGGGCCGGGGCTCGCGCTGCTGGTCAAGAACGGATCCGGTTCCCCCATCACCGTCAACATGGTCATCCCCTCCGGGATCACCCTCGACGGGATGGTGCAGACAACACCATTCACGGTCTCGGTCGCCGCCGGTGCCGACGAAATCATCCCGCTGCGCGCCGTCCGCTACGCCGACCCGGTCACCGGCCTCGCCACGTTCGGATTCTCCGCTGTCACGACGGTCTCGGCCGCCTGCATCAACACGAACTGAGGGATGAACCCATGAGCGAGCCCGCCGCTGAGATCACCGGAAGCTCAGCCGAATTCGTCAACATCATCCACCCGCCGACCGGCAACGTCGCGGAGGTTCCCCAGTCCGCGCTGCCGGTCTATTACCGCGCCGGCTGGACGCTGCTCACCGCAGACAACGCGCCGCCAGCTGACGCCGAACCCGAAGCGCCCGCCCCGATGACGGCGGCGGAAGCGGCCGCCACGCGAACGGGCGGCAAGGCCAGCAAGACCAAGAGCACGGAGGGATGACCCATGCCGCCTACGCCGCTGAACGTGACCTCTCGGTACGTTTCCGAGGGCGTCCGGAAGATCTATTGGATGGCGACCTCGGCCAACTACCTCAGCCCCACCCGGGCCGAACTCAACGCCGGGATCGACCTGACCAACGAGATCGCGGAAATGACCGGCTTTACGGTGTCGTCGGACACCCAGGACGTGCCGGACATGAGCGGGCGCTTCACCGCGAAGATCCCCGGCCGCATCACCGCCGACGACTCGGCCATCCGGTTCTACGCGTCCAGCAACAGCAACGACGTGCGGACCGTCTTGCCGAGAGACACGGCGGGCTACGTGGCGACGCTGTGGGAAGGGGACGTGACCGGTCAGAAAATGGACGTGTGGCCGGTCAAGGTGACCGCAGCGTCGGTGCAGACCGCGATTGACGACCCCGCCTCGGTCGAGATCGGGTTCACGATCACCCGCGTGCCGGCGCAGAACGTCACGATCCCTTAGGCCGCGCCGTGAGCTACGCGGAGCGGTTCAACCCGAACCACGCGCCGCCCGGCTCGGCAGCAGGTGGGCAGTTCGCCTCGGCCGCGAGCAGCGGCAGCCAAGCCCAAGCTCAACCCAAGCCGGGCGGGTCGCCAGCGCAGCGGCGGATGCGCAAGGCGCGGCTGCTCGCGGAGGCGCACTCGCTGCGCGACAAAGCCGGGGTGCTGCGCCAGCAGATGCACCGGCTTGAGGCGCAGCACAAGCAGGTGCAGGCGTCGCACGCCGCCGCAGCCAAGCAAGCGGCGCACCACACCGCGCAGGCCAAGAAGCAGGCCAAGGGACCGGCGGCCGGCGCAGCTGGGCACACGCACCGCACCACCTCTCATCACCGGCTGGCGGCGCATCACCGGAAGATGGCCAGCCACCACCAAGCGCACGCCGCGACGCTCGCTGAGCGGATCCGTGGACTGCGCCGCCAGATCACCAAGCTGATCGACCGGGCCAAGACCATCGAGGCCGAGGCCGCGAAGCTCTAACGGGAAGGGCTCACTGATGACCGCTGCCAACGGGAAGGGGCCAGCAGACAAGGTGCTGCTGCTCGGCCGCGACGCGATCCTCAAGGCGACCGATCTGCCGACCGAGGACATCGAGGTGCCGGAATGGGGCGGCACGGTCCGGGTCCGTGGGCTGACCGGCGAGGGCCGGGATGAGTATGAGGCGTCCACGTTCGTCATGCGCGACGGGCAGGCGTTCCCCGACACCGCGAACACCCGCGCCAAGCTGTGCGCCCGCTGCATCGTGGATGAAGCCGGGGAGCCACTGTTCACCCAGCAGGACGTGCACGCGCTCGGCCAGCTATCAGGCCGGGCGCTGAACATGATCTGGGAACGGTGCCTCGCGCTGTCGGGGCTGTCCGAAGAGGACACGAAAGAACTAGCGGGAAACTCCGCAGCCGCCCAGAGCGGCGGTTCTACTTCCGCCTAGCCCGCGACCTCGGCAAGACCGTCGCCCAGCTGCTGAGCGAGATATCCAGCCGCGAACTCAGCGAGTGGATGGCGTTCTACCAGCTCGAGGATGAGCGCCGCGCAGCTGCCAACGCACCCCCACAGAACGGAGGCCGCAAGGTCAATGTCCGGGGTACGGGTAAGCGGGCCGGGAGTCCGCAAGCTCTCTGAACTCGCCGCGCAGCTTGAGGTCGCGCCCGCCGATCTGCGGCGCAACATGCGTGGGCGGCTGACCGCCGAGGCAGAGCCGCTAGTCCTCAAGACCAAAGAGTCGATCCTGACGATGCGGGCGAAGTCGCAGGCGCACACGTTCCGCGGCGAGATCGCCAACACCGTCTCTTCGCGGGTCCGCGCGGGCGGCTCACGGGTCACCATCGAGATCCGCGCAGACGGGCGGATGATGCCTCCCGGCATGACGTTGCTGCCCGGGTGGACGAACCTGGCCCGGGGCTGGGGTCATCCCGTGTTCGCCCACGGGGCCAACCGCCGCAAGTGGCACTGGGTGCATCAAACCGGCAAGCCGGGCTGGTTTGAGCGCCCGCTGCTTGAGTCCCGTACCAACCTCAAGGCCGCCGTGCAGGCGGCGATTGACGACACGACACGCAAACTCACCGGCTGAGCCCGGTCCCTCATCCACCCCCCGGCCGGGCCGGGGGGTCTTAGCCATGTTCAGGAGGCGCAGCGATGCCGACGATCTTGCGCTACCTGATCACGGGCGACGATGTCACCGGGTCCAAGGCGTTCGACAACTTCCGCCGCACGGTCGAACGGACCGATGGGGCGGTGCAGCGGCAAAACAAGACCCTCAAGCAGCAGGACTCGCTGCTCAAGCAGCACGGCAAAGCGCTACAGCAGGCCGGGAAACAGACCGCGCTGTTCGCCTCCCATGTGACCGGCGCCGGGGACGCGTTCACGATCTTTAGCCGAAAGGCGAGCATGGCCACGCGGGTCATGGCCGGGCTGAACCTCGCCACCGGGCTCGCGGAACCGCTTGTGTCGAGCCTGGTCGTGGCGATGGGCGGGCTGGCCGCAGCGACCGCCGCAGCTGGTGCCGGGCTCGCCGCCTACGGGATCGCGCTCAAGCCGCTACTCGGCCAGGTCTCGGATCTCAACAAGGCGCAGGCGGCGGCGGCGAAGGGCAGCCAAGCGGCCAAGGATCAGTACGCCAAGCTGCTCAAGCAGACCCCGCCGCTCGTGCGGAAGTTCGCCAAAGAGGTCCGCGACGCGCAGACCGCCTACAAGAAGTGGGCCGACTCGCTGGCCGGGCCGGTGCTCGCGCCGCTACAGATCGCCTTGGCGAACATCAAGCCGGCGCTCAAGGCGATCCGGCCGCTGGTCGTCGCGGCCGGTGACGCGTTCACGGTGCTGATGACCCAGCTTGATCACAAGATCCAAGGCGGCGGGATCGAGCGGATCGTCACCAAGCTGCTGCCTGCGGTCAAGCCGGTACTGATCGACCTCGGCCATTCCATCGCCAACGTGTTCGCCGGAATCTGGGGGATCATCAAGGCGTTTTTGCCGTTCTCGACCACGGTCAGCGGTGGCCTGGTCAAGATGACCGACGCGTTTAAGAACTGGGCTACCACGCTGTCCGGGCACAGCGGTTTCCATGCGATCGTCAACCAATGGAAGCAGGACTGGCCGGTCATTAAGCCGGTGCTGGCAAACCTGTTCATTTTCCTCAAGAACATAATTTCGTCATTGGCGGCGATGACGACCCCGGCGAACAGCAAAGCGCTGTGGATGATCGCCAATCCGCTGATGGCCGTCGCGGTGAAGCTGAGCGAGCACCCGATCTTTGTGCAGGCGCTCACCTACCTGCTGCTGATCGGTAAGGGCGCGGGGCGGATCAAGAGCGTTTTCGACGCGATGAAAACCGGGTGGGGCACGTTCTCCGCGATCCTCAACAAGCTGACCGGCGGGAAGATCGGCACGGCGATGGTCGGTGCCGGCGACACGATGCTGCTCGCCTCAAAGAACATGCAAAAGGCGGCGGACACGATGGCCGCCGCGTCTGGGCTGGCGGGCAAGGCCGGTGGCGCTGCGGCGGGCGCGGGCGCGGGCGCGGCTGAGGCGGCGGGCGCGGGCGCGGCGGCTGGCTCGGCGGGACGCGGTGGGCTGTGGGGAAAGATGTTCGGCCGGTCCGGGATCGCGGCTGGTCTTGCCCGGGCGGGCGGCGTCGCGGTCATCGCCGGGCTGATCACCGACATGGTCCTCAAGCCGGTGCTGTCGTCGGTCACCCAGAATCAGAGAGCGCAGACGACGTTTTGGGACCGGCCGTTTGGCACCGGGGCCAAGGGCAGCAGCGCGTTTGAGTCGTGGCGGCAGCTGGGCCGGACCATCACCGGGGTCGGCCATCAGGTCGACCCGGTCATCGCCGGCATGAACAGCAAACTGGACACGCTCGGCCGGCCGGGCGGGGTAGCGCCGCGCGCCGCTAACGAGCTTGGCCGGGTCAGTGGGCAGACCAGCCGGCTCGGCGGCGACATGCGCTCAGCCGCGCAGCCGGTGAACGACCTGACCAAAAAGTCGCAAGCGCTCGCGCAGCAGTTCATGTCCGGGCTCGGTGCCCAGCTGAACCGCCTGCACGCGAACACGCCGAGGGTCCGGACCGATATCAACAACCTCGCGGACGCGATCAAGACGACGGGTGACAAGTCAAAGGCCACGCAGAAAGACCGGCAGCAGCTAATCCACGACCTTGAGCAGTCCGGGGTCAAGTCGTCCACGGCCAAGACGCTGGTCAACCACCTGACCACGGCCATCAACAACATCCCGAACCGGCACTCGACCTACCTCAAATTTGGGGTCAACGTGCCCCGCGGCGTGCTGGCCCACTACCCGTCAGCGGCGGACATGCGCGCGGCCGGGTTCGCCGCAGGCGGGCCGGTGCGCGGTCCAGGTGGCCCGACCGATGACCGCGCTGGGCTGTTCCCGCTGTCCAACAAGGAGTGGGTGATCCGCGCATCGTCCGCGACCAGCTACGGCAGCAAGGCGATGGACGCGGTGAACAAGGGCACCGCGTCCGTGATCTACCCCGGCATGGCCGCAGGTGGGGAGGTCGGAGATCTGACCGCAGCGAGCGCGCAGAAAGCGCCCGGCGGGTCGTACCGGATCGGTGACGCGCCGACTGAGACGTTCGCGCTCAAGCTCTGGCAGGTGTGGATCGACCAGCATTCGGGCGGGATGAAGGCCGTCCGCGAGGCGATGAAATGGATTGGCCAGGTGCCGTATGTGTGGGGCGGGATGAACGTCCCCGGCGGCGCGGACTGCTCCGGGTTCGTCTCCTACGTCTATGGCAAGGCACTGGGCATCTTGCCGCCGCGCACATCCGAGGCGCAGTACGCGTGGGTCAAGCGCACCGGCCCGCAGCCCGGTGGGCTCGCGTTCTACACCAACCCGGGCGGCGGGGTGCCACCGGGACACGTCGCGCTGGTCAAGGACGCCAACACCGTGATCAGCCAGGGTGGCCCCGGCAAGGGGCCGATTGTCATCGGCCTGCACGGGCCGGGGCCACTGATGGGCACCGGTATCCCCCCGGGCGGGTTCAGCGCCAAGGGCGGGCCGGGCGCGGGCACGTTCGGGGAATCGCAGCTTGCCTCGCTGTGGATGCAGGCGGGCGGGGCGCGGAATTTGTCACACCTGATGGCCGCGATAGCGATGGCCGAATCCGGTGGCCGGTCCAACGCGGTCGGTCCGATGACCCCGTTCGGGCAGGCCAAAGGCTTGTGGCAGATCCTCGGCCAGCTTGTGAGAGGCAACATTTTCGACCCGCTGGTCAACGCGCGCAACGCCCGCGCGAAGTACCTGACGCAAGGACTCGGCGCGTGGGAGGCGTACACCAACGGCAGCTACCGGCAGTTCATGGCCGGTGGCGGGGCGATCACCGAACCGGTCGCCGGGGTCGGGCTCAAGACCGGCGCTGAGTACATGCTCGGTGAGGCCGGCACCGAATACGTGTCCAGCCAAGCCGACCTCAAGGACGTGGCCGCGGCGCTGCGCGCGGTGCTGGCTGAGCTTCGCGCTATCCGCCAGCTGACACATCAGCAGCCCGTCCGCACCGGCCGCGCCGTTGGTGAAGCACTCAACGGAGGCGCCCGCCGCGCCGCGACGCTGGGGGGCTGACGCGTGGCTGACTCGCTGGTGATCGCCGGGCAGATCGAACTACTCGGCGCCGAGGGCGGCATCCCGTCCACGATCCCCATCTGCGCCGGCGCGGCGTTCACGCTGGCACCGTCGTACGACCTCGGCGCTCCGCAGCCGGTGGTCGAGCTACTAGCGGCCGGCCTGCTCGATGGCGAGCGTCCTATTGGCCGCCGGTCAAGCAACCGGACGATCAGCCTGCCTATCAAGATCACGGCCCCGGACCGGGACACACTCGCGGCGGCGCGCGAGATCTTGCTCATGCTGGTCGATGAGGACACCTGGCAGTTGGTGTGGACCCGCGACGGTGGCCCGCCGCTGGTGTTCGACTGCTTCCGCGCCGCGCCCTCGGTGCCGCTCAACGACATCCTGACCGAACAGCAGCTAGTGACCTATGTCACGGTGAGCTTTCCGGCGCTGCCCTACGGGCGCAACGACGTGGCTGAGCAGATCGTGTTCCCGGTCCCGTCGCAGATCTGGGATCAGCCGACCTCATCGCTGCTGCTCGACAGCTACGGCACCACGACGAACTTTCTGCGCGGCGACGCCACCGGGTTCGACGCGGGGATCGCCAACTGGGTGCCGGGCACCAACTGCTCGATCGCCCGGAGCACGGCGCAGTCCCACGGGGCACCGGCCAGCTTGGCGCTCACGTCGGCCGCAGCTGGGAACATGGACGCGCTGCACTGCGCGGCGGCGTCCTATTCGACGCTGGCGCTGCGGGTCCGCCCGGGGCAGACGGTCAACGTTTCGGGGTGGTTCCGCACTGCGGTCTCGGCGCGGAGCGCGAACGTCGGCGCGCTGTTCTACGACGCGAACGGAACCCAGGTCGGGGCTCGGCTCGCCGGGTCGAACATCACCGACTCGAGCTCGGCGTGGACTCAGGCGACCGGTGCGCTGACCGCCCCGGTCGGTGCCGCCTGGGCGATTCTCGATCCGCAGGTCGTCTCAACTGGGGCGGCCAATGAGGTGCACTACTTCGATGACGGGGACATCGACACCGGCCCCGTGCAGACCGCCGTCGACAACCACCAATGGTTCCAATCGAACGTGACGCCGGTCACCGGGCAGCACTCCGCGAAGTGGGCCAGGACCGCGCAGGACTACCCCGTCTACGACAGCTACCTGCCCGCTGCGGTCGATATCTCGCTGCGGCCCAAGGCGACGATCTGGCTGGGGCTCGCCACGACCGCAGCGCAGTGGGGGAACTGGCACAAGGGCACGGTGCACGTCCGGCTCGACCTTTACGACACGTCGGGGAACTCGATCTCGCAGTCGGGGCGGCTGTACTGCCGCGCCGGGGCGATTGAGTCGCAGCCGCATTGGCAGCGGATCGGGATCCACCTCAGCCAGGTCAACTACGGGTTCGACTACACCAACGTGATCCGCTACGTGGTCAGCGTGTGGAACACGATGGACTCATCGGTGGTCGGCCTATCGGGGACCAAGGGCCAGCCGGTGTTGCAGGCGTCGGCGTATCTGGCGACGCTGACCGCGACCGCGACCGCGACGAACGTGGCGCTGACGCGGGGGATCTTCGCGGAAATGCCGGGGGTCATCGGCGCGGCCCGCGCGGAACTGGCGCTCCAAGCGCAGCCCGGTCCCTCGGCGTTTTCCACGGTTACCGAATTCACCACTCCCGGCAGCAACGCGTGGTCGGCACCGGCTGGGGTCACCCAGGTCGATAAGGCCGAATGCTGGGGCGCTGGTGGCGGTGGTGCCGGGAAGGGGACCGGTGGCTCCGGGCCGGCGATCGGCGGCGGCGGCGGTGGCGCAGGTGAGTATTCCGCTGAGTACAAGATCCCCGTGACCCCACTGTCGAGCTACCCGGCGACGGTCGGTGCCGCTGGCAACGGCGGGTCATCCACGAACCCCGGCAGCAGCGGCGGCGACTCATTCTGGTCGGGGCAGTCCGGTCCCCAGGTCCGCGCCAACGGCGGGATGGGCGGATGGGCCGGCGTGACGTGGGGCGGGGGCAAGGGCGGCACCGGGTCCAGCAATGCGGTGCGCTACCCCGGCGGGAACGGCCATCAGTCCAATGCCAACGGGGACAACTTTGGCGGCGGCGGCGGAAGCTCGGGCGGGACCGGCTCAGCTGGGCACAGTGGCGACAACGACACCCGCAACGGCGGCTCGGCGGTGACCGGCGGCGGGCCTGGCGGCTCGGGCGGGAACTGGGATGGGACGCCCGTCGCGAACGGTCAGCCGCCGAACAAGGGGCCGGGCGGCGGCGGCGGCGGCGGCAGCCAAAAGGCGGGAGCGTCGGGCGGTAACGGGTTCAACGGCAAGGTCCGGCTGACCTACGGCGCGACCGGGATCCTGCCCCTGGCGTCGCTGCTTGTGCACGCCCCGGGCCGGGACGCTCCCCCGACCTATCAGCCGATATGCGCGGTCGGGAACGGTGCCGACACGCCCAACGGGGCGACCGAATATCTGGTGCCGCCGCCGACCGGGGTCAACCTCAACGCGAGGTTCAACGGGACGCACGTCGTCTACCTGATCGCCGGGACGTGGAACACGCCGGCCAACTCGCGGACCCTCACGGTGCAGCTGCGGCAGTACCCCTACTCGGGTGGCGCGGTCGCCTCGGTCAACCTGACCCGCACGGTGACGCCGAACGCGGACATCACCAACGGCTACGTCGACATGGGCGCGGTCACGCTGCCGATCAACGCGATCCCGTCGGGCTCGGTCTCGGCGTATTTCGGGCTCACCGTCACATCGAGCAACACCGCCGATCGGTTTCTCGACTGTTTGATCATGGATGTCACCGGGTCGCTGGTGCTCATGAACCAAGCGGGCTCAAGCGTGCTGCAAAACGTGTGGCTTGACCCGCCCGACACCAACCACCCGCTCGGGCTGGTCTCCGGGTCGAACACCGACCGGGATCAGGCGTACTCGCTGACCCAGTCGATCGAGCGCTACTCCGGGCACCCCATGTCGGTCGATCCACAGATCACCAACCGGTTGCTGGTCTACGCCGCGCAGGGGGTGCCGGGGTTCACCGCGACGTACCTGCCGCGGTGGTGGATGGACCGGGCGGCTGGCCGATGACCAGTGAAAAGGCGTACTCGGTTGAGGCGCGGCTCAACGCCCTGATCGCGGCCGGGGTGGACTCCACGATCACCGACACCGGGATAACCACCGTCACCCAGGCCACCGACAACCTGCTCAGCGCGTCGTTCACGATCCCCACCGACATCGCCGGGCCGAACCTCGGCACCGAATATGAACTGGTCGCGTTCGGCTCAGGCACCTGGGGCTCGACACAGCAAGCACTGACGCTCAACCCGCAGCTAGGCGGCACGACAGCGGGCAATACGACGGCGATCGGTCAAACACAGTTCAACGCGGGCGCTGGGTTCCGGTGGCAGTTCCGGTTCATCGCGCTCTGCACGGCAACGGGGGCCGGTGGCGCGTTCGTCATCGGCACGTTCGGCGGCGCGTCGGTCGTGTCTGGCAACATCCTTTCGGGCATCGGCAACAATGCGTCCCTGGGGTTCGCGAACGGCTCCACCCCAAGCCAGAGCATTGACACCACGGCACCGTTCACGATGAAGCTCACCGCGTCGTGGGCATCCACCACCGGCTCCCCGTCGATCACCTGCCGGGGCACCTTGCTACACCGGAGGGGACCATGACCACAGTGCCGCCGGCCGCCGCGCAAATCGACGCGTGGGTAGATGGGCAGCCGGGTCTGGCGCAGCTAATCCAGAACGCCGTTCAGCAGCCCGGCCAGCCGGTCACCGCCGTGATCGTCGCGTGGACGCAGAACGACACCACGGCACAGTTCCGCCACATCCCGCGCCCTGACCAGAACGGCGAATCGGCCGACTTTGTGCGCGGCCTGGTCGCCACCTACGGCGCGGTGACGTTGCGCGCCTACTCGTTCACCTGGGCTCAGCCCACCGCCGCGTCCATCGCCTCACCGGCGGGGACACAGACCGCAGTGAACAACCCGGCCAACTGGGTCGTGGCCTGATGGCGTCGGACCTGACCCAGATCATGACCAGCAAGGCGGACGGGTCGGATCAGCGGCTACTGAGCCAAGAGGGGTCGGTCACCGGGCTCAGCTATTCGTTCAGCACGCCGGGCGGCTGCAATCAGATGCAGTGCACGCTGGCGGTCTCAGCCGGGTGGCGGGGTAACGCGCTGAACCCCGGCCGGCTGGTGCAGGCGTGGCGCGGCGGCGCGGTCGCCTGGGCGGGGATCCTCGATGAACCCGTCCCCGGGCAAGACGGGTGGCAGGTCACCGCGCACGGCGCCGGCGCGTTCGGGGATGACTACCTCGCGCTGTGGACTGGCAGCTGGGGGACCGGCGTCTTTGACAACGCGGTCAACGCCGCCATCGGCCGCGGGCTGCCGTGGGTCAACCCCGGCATCGGCGCACCGTCTGGGATCTGGACGGGTCAAACCGTCGACTCCGGGGCGCAGACGATCACCGACTTGCTCAATCTTGGCTGCCACAAGGGTGGCCTGACGTGGATGGTCCGCACCGGCCCCGGCGACGCCAACACGCTGTCGGTGTTCGCGCTGCCCACCGCGAGCAACCGGTACCTGATCACCGGCGACCCCGCTGGCCGGTCGATCGGGGACGGGCCGACGACGCTGTACGTCCGGTATCAGGCGACGTGGGACACCGGCAAGACCGCCGCGACGTTCGCCACGACCTCGGTGACCAACAGCGCGCAGGAGGCCGCGTTCGGCCGGCGTGAGGACATCATGGACATCAGCAGCGCCGGGGTCTACACCGCAGGCAACGCCCAGGCGGTCGCCAGCCAAGCGCTCAAGCGATACCAGCGGGTCGCGTTCGCGGACCCGTTCACCGTCCAGCCGGGTGACCTGCTCGCGCTCGGCGGCGAGCCCGTCGACCTTGGCCTGTTCTTCGCTGACGGGTTCACGGCGATGGTGTGTGAGCTATGGCTCGCTGATTACCCCTACGGCGGCGAGGTCGCCGGCGGGCCGGTCGTTTTCCTGGTCGGTGAGTACGTCTTTAACGCCGATGGCACGGCGACGATCACCCCATTCAACTCGGAGCGGCACGACTGGTCATCAGTCATGGGTGCCGCCGTCGACGCGACCCCCGTACGCGTCAAGCCGCACAAGAAGCACAAGCGCAAGCACAAGAAATAGCGACGGGGGGCCGGCCGTGACTGATCCCAATCACCGCTATGTGGATTTCGGCCGGTGGGAAGAGGCGCACCGGGCGCTGACGGAGCGGGTCGCGGACCTTGAGCGCGCAATGATCCCCGGCCTAGAACAGCGGCTCAGCCATCTGGAGAGGGCGGTCGGGGGATGGCAGGAACGTCAGGATCAGGCGCAGCTGACCCGCCGCACGCGGGCGTGGCAGGTGGCGCTGGCGGTAGTGACCGGGCTGGTGCTGCCGCTGGCGACGATCGGGCTGGTGGCACTGTTCCACCTCGAATGAGGCGGCGATTGTGGCTGGTGCAGGTCACGGTCACGCTGCTGGTGCTGATCGGTGCCGCGTCGGTGATCATCATCGGCGTGGCCGTCGCGAACCTGTACGACCAGCAGCGCCAAACCGACGTGCGACTGTGCGTCATCGCGCAAGCCGAATGGCGGCAGATCCGCCGCCTCGCCGCCAACCAGGGCATCAGCGTGCCGCCGACCCCGCCGCCGTGCCCCAAGCCGTAACGAGAGGCAAAGCCATGACCCTGTTTGGTCCCGACGCGTCCTCATTCCAAGGCGACGTGAACTGGGGTGCCGTCGATAGCTCGATGGCGTTCGGGTTTGAAAAGGTCACCCAAGGCACGGGCTACATCAACCCGCGCTGGCAGCCAGAGAAGCCGGAAATGCTCGCGCGAGCCCGCGCTACCGGGTTCGTGCCCGGCGCGTACCTGTTCCTTGAGCAGGGCAACGGCTCCGGGCAGGCCGACTTTTTCCACCGGGTCGCCGGCGACCTCACCGGGTTCGCCCTGGCCGTGGACATTGAGCCCTCGACTTCGCGGCCGGACATGGTGACGGCCCGCTCATGCGTGTCGCGGCTGCGCCACCTGTACCCCGGAAAGCCGGTCATCGGCTACATCCCGCGCTGGTACTGGGGCAATCAGGACACGACTTTCGTGGATGTGCTCTGGGCGTCCAACTACGTCGTGCCCGGCCCAGCCGGTGCCGCCGCCTTGTATGGCCACGTCGTGCCCGCGCAATGGGCACCGTACGGCGGCCGGGCCGTGTCGCTGTTGCAGTTCACCGACAAGGCGATCATCGCCGGGGTCGCCGGGCCGTGTGACTGCTCGGCGTTCCGCGGCACAGTCCCCCAGCTGCGGGGGCTGCTGATGGCTGGCGTCGGCCAGCCACCAACAAGTGAAGGGGAGACCGACATGCACCCGCATTTCCTCAACAAGGGCAAGGGCGCCGTCACCCCGGTCGCGCTGATCGAGGCGTTCGACCGGCTGCTGTTCTTTTCCAACCAGCCGGCGGTCGTCCGCGTGGACTGGGTCGGCGTCGATGCCAAGACGGCCGAGGTGCCCCTCGGCTACGACAAGGGGCGGCAGTCCGCCGCGATCCCGCCGAAAGCTCACGCCGCCGTGGTGCGCCGCGTCGATGACGGCGACAACGACGTGTCGATGCTGATCACCTGATGGCCGGTGGCCCGATTGAGCAAAAGGCGGCGGCTGGCCCGGCCGCGACTTTGATAGCGGGCTACCTCTCGGCGGTGCTGGTCGAGGCGGTGCCGTGGCTGCACGACCACCTCACCCCCGACCAGCGGCAGAACTTGCCGGTCATCATCGCGTTCGCGCTGTCCGCGCTGGCGGCGTGGCTCGCGCCGCACACCCACCGGCCCGACCTCGCCCCAGGCGACCCGGACACGGGGCAGGTGCAGGTCACCTACACCCCGCCGCAGATCGGCCCGCAGACGATCACCACGACGGGGCAGCGGGGCCGGCACGAGTGATGGACTCGACCAATGGGCACCATCCCCGTCGATCTGTGGGCGCACGCGCTGCCGAGGCTGCTCGCGGTCAGCTACGGAGCGGCGATGCTGGCGGCGCTGGCGATCCGCCTGCTGTGGCGCCGCCGCCGCTCGCATCTGTCATACCGATCCGCCCGGGCGGGCAGGCACGCCCGGTCACCCCTGAAATCAGGTACCGGCCCCGGCGCTGGCTGATCACCATCCCGCTGCTGCTGCTCGGCTGCGCGAGCGTGATCTTGCATCAGCGGCTCATCCGCGCTGAGCACATCCCCCCAGCTGCGGCGGTCGTGTGGGCATTAGCGCTGTCCGCCGTGACCGCGCAGGTCGTCATGGCGTGGCTCGGCCGCCCCTACACCGCCGACCCGCCGGCCGGGCTGCGGGTGTGCGTGATCGTCCCCTGCTATAACGAGGACCCGGCGTACTTGCGGCGCGTGCTCGACTCGCTGCGCTGCCAGACCCGCAAGGCCGACCGGGTCATCGTTTGCGACGACGGGTCCAAGGTGTCCTACGCCGGGATCCCGGAGGCATACCCCGAAGTCACGTTCCTGCGGCAGGACAACGCGGGCAAGAAACACGCGCAGGCGGCGTGCTGGCGGGCCGACTGGGACGCGGACATTTACTGCAACATCGACAGCGATTCCGCGCTTGAGCCCCGCGCGCTTGAGCAGGGCTTGCGCCCGTTCGCTGACCCGCGCGTGCAGGCGGTCGCCGGGGTCGAGTGGGCCAGCAACTACAGCCAGAACATCCTGACCCGGTCGATGGGCGCGCGGTCGCTCGCGTTCCAACTGTTCGCGATGTCCAGCCAGAGCACCGCCCGGGGCAACGTGCTGATCGCCCCCGGCGCGTTCAGTCTCTACCGCGGGCCGATGATCCGCGAGTGCGTCGACGCCTACCTCGGTGAGACGTTCGCCGGGATCCCCGTCACGCTAGGCGACGACACGATGCTGACCTTTTTCGCGCTGATGCGCGGGCGGGTCGTGCAGCAGCCAACCGCCGTCGCGTTCCCGGCCTACCCGGAGAAGATCAGCCACCACCTGCGGCAGTGGGTCCGGTGGATGCGCGCCTCAACGATCCGGCAGATCTGGCGACTCAGGTATCTGCCGATCGCCAGTTACGGATGGTGGTTCTCGGTCTGGCAGCTGGGCGCGTTCACCGCCGGCGTCGCCGCGTCCGCGCTCGTTCTCGCGGCGTGGCCCGCCTCCGGGCAGCTGCTCATAGGATCGCTGGCGGGCCTGTTCATGTGGCCGCTGATCCTCGCTACGCGGCTCGCGTGCCTTTCGCGTTCGGATCTGTCGGCCTGGTCAATCCTCGGCGGCGTGCTGCTCATGCCGCTCGCCGGGCTCTGGTACCTGGTCGTGCTCCGTCAGATCCGGCTGTACGGCATCGCGACGTGCACACGCCAAGGCTGGGTCACCCGCAAGAAAGTCGAGGTCCGGTTGCATGACGCGCAACCCCCGTCATAGCGCGAAACCCCGCTCAACCTCCCTCGCCCTGGCCGGCGTCGCCGTGCTCATGGTGCTCGGCGCGGTCGCCGCCGTGTTCATCCCCCTCAGCAACGGCGACGGCGCGACCTCGCTGCCGATCATGCCGGGGCTGAGCCCGGCACCGGCCAGCTTGAGCCCGGCCGCGACCGGCACGCCCAGCTCGAGCCACCCTCCGACGACCAGCCCGGCCGGCTGCTGCCCGGTCCGCCAGCCGTCGCCCGGATCCGGGGTCGTGCCGGTCGCCTACCCGGCACCGACCAAGACCTACCCGGCGCCGAACCGCACCTATCCGGCACCGTCGCGGACCTACCCGGCACCGACGACCAGCTACCCGCCGCCGCCGCCCTCACCGACGCCGCCGCCGGGCTCGGATCTGCCGCCGCCGATGAAGCTGACCGCGCCGATGACCGGTGCCGCCACGACCGACCTGGCCGCGTGGGACGCCGCGACCCACTCGACCGCGCAACTGATGGTCCGCTACGTGTCGATGGCGTCGCCGCTGTCCCCGACGTTCATTCACTCCGCGCTGCGGGTCGCCAACGGCGCGACCCCGGTGATCGAGATCCTGCTCCGCGACAGCGCCTCAACCTCCGGGCAGGGCATCACGCTGGAATCGGTCGCCAGCGGATCGCAGGACGCGTGGCTGTCCCAGCTGCGCGACCAGATCACCGCGATGGGCCACCCGGTCATACTCAGCTTCGCCCCCGAACCCAACGGTGCCTGGTACACCTGGGGCCAGGATCCGGGCGGGTTCATCACCGCCTACCGGCATGTGCACACCGTGGTCGGCACCAACGACGTGACGTGGATGTGGCAGCCCTCGGCCAGCCAGTCGCCGCCCACCACCTCAACCGACGACCTCGGCCACTACTGGCCCGGGGCGAGCTACGTCGACTGGGTCGGGCTGGACGGCTACTACTACGTGCCCGGCGACAGCTTTGAGCACCGGTTCGCGCACAGCCTGGCCGAACTCGCGACGTGGTGGACCGGGCCGGTGATCATCGCGGAGACCGCCGTCAGCCCGGACACCAAGAACATGCCGAACGACGTTACCGACCTGTTCGACGGGGTAACCCGTCACCACCTGCTCGGGCTGATCTATTTCGACCTCAAGCCCGTGTGCCCGCCCGAATGCGGGCAGTTCCACCCCGATTTCCGCCTTGAGTCTTACCCCCCCGCCTTGGCGGCCTACGTCAAGGCGGTTTCGACATGGCCATCCCCCTAGCAGTCAAACTCGGCGCGCTCGCTGCGGCCGGGATCATCGGCTCGGCCTCGACCACCCCGCCGTGCGTCTGCCAGCCGGAAACCGAAACCATCAGCTGCACCGATGGGGTCTCATCGTTCGCGGCGGCGGTGTGCACGCAGACGCCGGTCCCCGCTGGTCTGCACGCAGGTGCCGACCCCGCAGCCCCCGCTCTGACTGAGGTGACGCTGCTCTGCCCACCCGGCCATGAGACCGCGATCTCGGCCGGGTTCCGGCACCTGGCCGGCCCGTTCCGGCCGCTGCTGGAAATGTCGCCGCTGGTGCCGTCCGGCCCGCACGCCATCGGTTACCGGTTCATCTGGCGGACCAAGGGCGGGACCGACCTCAAGGTTTACATCACCTGCCAAGCGGTGACCCCCGCCGCAGCGGCCACCTGAACGATCGACGATCGAAAGGGTCCGGCATGGCAACTATCAGCTGGATAACCCCGTGGGGCCAGATGGCCTACGTCCGCAGCCTCAACGACGGCGTCGCACGAGCGGCGTACGACACGCCCGGTTCTTACGTGATCGGCGGCGCGGTGCCCGGCTACCGGTGCACACCGGTCCGCATGTTTTCCAGCTTCGACGCCTACGACGCAGCCGAAATGACCGCCGGCGCGTGGGTCTGTCACGACATGGAAAAGGGCGACGGGTTCCCCGCCCCGGCGCTGGAAAAGCAGCATCCGGCGCTGGCGCACTCGGTGTTCATCAACAAGGCCAAGCGCCGCGGGCACGGGCTGATCTCCGCGCCCGGCCGTGATCTGGTCTACGTCCCCGGTGCCGACAACATGGCCAAGCCGGGGGAGGACATCAACGACGCCTACCTGCGGTGCGGGATCCCCGGCATGTGCGCGGGCGCGCAGGTGCTCTCGGTGCAGAGCCAGGGCGCGCAAAAGGATCTGGTGGCGTTCACGAACCTGCTGACCGCCGCCAAGGCGCAGCTGCCCGACCCGAACCAAGCCCTATGGATGGGGCTGACCACCCAGTTCGCGACGGCTAAGAACCTGGTCGACGCGTACAACGCGGCGATGCCGATCGGTGTTTCGGGCTGCTGGCTGACGGTGACCAAGGACAATGCGCAGGCGGCGGTCGATTTCCTCAAGTGGGCGTGTGTAGCCTAAGTCCGTCGCTGAGGCGCAACCGGCCCGGTCCCCTCTCCCACGGGGGGGCCGGGCCGGTCTTTGCGTTTTCATGGGCCGGGCGTGGCGGGCTCAGCGCCTCGCAGCCAAACAGGCCGCCCCGGGCAGTGAGGGGTGGCCCGGCCCGCCGGCGCGGCACAGAGCCGCACAGAGCCGCGCTAGGGGTCGGTCAGGTGCATCGCGTGGACCACGGCCAGCGCGAGCAGTTCGTCATCCACCGGCCGCGACCAATCCGCTTCCGGTAGCTCGCTCATGTCGAGGGCAACCGCGCCCTCCGGGCCGTAGTGCGCGCGGGCGGCGTCGGTCAGCCGGCGCAGGTTCGCGCCCAGCATGTCAACGTGGCTATCGCAGCACGGGCACGCGAGGTGATAGACCTCGGTGTCGCTGAACGGTTTGAGATCATGATGCGGGCGGCGGCGCGGGCGCTGCCCGGGGTGGCGTCGTCTCACCGGTCGAGCCTAGCCGCCAAGCGGAACGCCCCGCCGCCATTGGGACGACGGGGCGCAGGCACCCTCGGGGCGAAACTACTGGACGGGGCACCTTGGCGGCGGCGTTTCCTGAGGCGCCACCGCCCCGGCTCTTAAGGGGTAACCCCGCCGGCCGGGAGCGTGACCTCCCGGCCGGGGGGCAGGTGCCGATTCTGAGCAGATGGTGTTCTGCGGCACCTTGACGGCGGCCACTCGTTAACCACCGCCCCGTTTGCCGCGCCCGGCGCGTTCAGCGATCGTCAGCAGAACCGCGCGGGCGGCCGACCAGATGAGCACCGCGACCACGACGGAGACCGCCACCGTGACCGCAAGCTCGGTCCATTGGTTATCGGGCAGCATGGGCACCGGGATCCGGGCAGTCGTCAGGTGGTGCGCTGTCCAGCCGCTTGCGGCAGTGCGGGCAGTCCGCGAGCGAGTAGCCCAGATCAGGCGGATCGCCTAGCGGGTAGCTACTCCCCGACTCGGCCGCTGTCAGTTGGCCGCTCATCGCCGGGTCCTGCGGCTGCGCCGGCCGGACGCCCAGATGGCCACAAAGACGATGGCCGCCAAGATGGCGAGCAGCATGAGCAGGATGAGCGTGTGCCAAGGGGTCATGGTTGATCACCTCCCGTCCGCTCGCCGGGTCCATGCAGCGGCCATCATTTCGACCAGGCACACCGGGCAGCCCTTGGTCCCGATGTGAACCGCGAGCAGGTGCCCGCACTGCGGGCAGCCGGTGAATATGTCATCGGTGCCAAGGATCTCCCGGTGGCAGATGTCATCGAGGTCGGCCGGCCGTGGTGCCCGCCGCTGGCGGTGCTTGCCGTTGCCGGGCGTGCCGATCACCACCCGCGCGGCATCGCCAAGGTCGAGCCCCAGCACTGTGCTGGCCGGCACGGGCAGCGGCTCAGCGGCGGTCCCGTGGACCGGGCAGTCGAGGTTCGCCTTGGTGATGTGATAGCCGGGCTGGCGCTCGGCTTTGAACCGTGGGCAGCGGCAGCCGGCCCGGTCGCGGGTCAGGTGCGCGAAACAGCTTGGGTCGCCGCAGGAGCCGGGCCAGTTGCCCAGCTGAGCGCGTTCGGTCGTGGTCTTGGTCGTGGTCGTCATTTTGGGAGGGATCCCCCTTCCGGATCGCTGCTGACCTCAGCTTGATACGCCTTAGCAAAGGCGTCCACCGCGTTCTGAGCGGCGGTGAGGTCGTCATAGGTGCCGTTGGCAGCCGGGTGCTCGATGCGCTGGCCGTGCGCCTCTGACTGCGGTGAGGCTGGGTCGCGGGCGAAATATTGCAGGTAGTCGCCTGGCCCGCCCCACAAGATATGCGCGGTGGTGCCGGGGATCGGTCCCCAGATTTCCATGCCGCTGCCCCGGGCGAGGGCGCGGCGGCGCAGCGCGGCGCTCATGCGAGCACCCCCGCGAAGATGCCGTGCAGCGCCTTAGCCAGCCCAGCCGAGGTGCGGCACCCCAGGCAGGTGCCGAACGTGATCTGCACCGGAGGCCAGATCCGCCCATCGGGCATCGTGTGCGCCGGGGTCGTCAGGAACGTCGCCTCAAACCCCTGCTCTTGCACCGGCCGCAACTGGCGGCAAAGGTCGCAGGTCCAATCCTCAGCGGTGCCGGACATCGCCATCATCGGGGACAGCATGCACCGGGCGCACAGCAGCGCCTTGGTGACCATCGACCAGGTGAGCATGTCGGTCCGCCAGATGTGCCGGCAGTAGGGCCGGCCACCGGTCGCTTGCAGCCACCGGCAGAACTCGGCCCACACCGGCTCACCCCACGGCTGCATGTCGGGCCGGTACCGCTCGCCGTAGGACGCGAAATACTGCGCGTTGTCGTCGTGGACGCGGCGGGTCATCAGCGCCGCCGCCTGCGCCGCGGACGGCACCCGGCTGTCCTTGCGCTTACCCACCGCGCACCGAGCTCGAGCTGCTGGGCGTCGCGTTGACGGGCCGGCCCGGGCAGCGGACCTCACCCCACGGCGCGAGCGTGAACACATGCGGGCCGTGGGGGGCGAAGTTCCCGCAGGAAATCTCACGCATCGCTGCCCCCCTCGGCGGACGGCCCACAACTGGCGCAATCCTCATCGGGCAGCTTGGCCGCATCGCCGCCGGCCTCGCGGATCAGCGTGATGATCGCGAGCTTGAGCAGGTTGAGGTCGAGCACCCCGGCGAACCCAAGCCCGGAGTTGAGCGGGCCGGGCTCGATGGGGACGGGGTCGCCTAGCGTCACCCCGTTGGCCTCAAGCCAGGTGTGAAAGCTGTTCATGAACTGGCCGTGCCGGAAATCATGCTGCAAGTTCTCACGCATCGTCGGCCGGACCCCCTTTCGGTTGGAAACCGGTTCTGGTCGGGAACCGGGCCGGACGCACCGTCAGCGGCGATGCGCCCTACTCGGTCACCAATCGGAATGATCCTCAAGGTCGGCTATCGACTCGCGGCTGTCCACCTCGGCCTCCGGGTAGCCGATGGCCAGCATCACCTTGCGGGCCAGCAGCAGATCGAACTTGTGCTCGCCGCCGTCGTGGTGGTCATCCCAGCAGTTCCCCCGGAACGCCTCGACCGCGTCCCCGACCGTGACGGCGCGGATGCCGGACGGCAGGTCGGGCTGGCTGATGGCTTGCTCCAGCCATCCGAGGCGGATCAGGATCTCATCGAGCAGCAGTCCCAGTTCGGCGCGGCTGATCTGGTCGCCGTCGCGTTCCACGATCTCGACCACCTGCTGCGCGCCGGCCCGCTCATCCTCGGTCACGTCATAGCGCTCGGTCATTCCATGATCCCTTCGATTGCGGAAACCCAGCCGGCCAGGGCAGCAGCAGCCACATCGGCCGGGCTGGCGATCTCGCCCGTTTCCACGGGCTCACCGTTGACCATCGCGGTCAGCAGCCGGCGAAGAGTGTTGATCTCTTCCATCACCGGGGCTAGGTCGGGGTTCTGGTCAAGGTCGGTCTGGTCGAACGGGTCGCCGTCAGTCAGCCGGGCGAGCAGTTCGGACCGCGGGTCACCGCCCGGCAGCAGCGTGACCGGCGGCACCAGCATGGCCGTACGCGGCAGCGGGCCAAGCTCGGCCGTGAACGCCTCCTGGCTCCCCAGCAGGTCGAGATCCGCCCGCCCGCCGACGACCTCGACCTCAGTGATCCGCGACGCCTCGGCCGACTCGATGTCCGGGTGGGTCACGATCACCGTCACCTCACCGGGCATCAGCCGGGCGAGCAGTTCCCCGCGCTGGGCCGGGTCGAGCCGGCCCGCCGCCTCAACGATCCCGTCAAGCGTGGCGCGGCCGATCTCCCCGGCGCGGTGGAAGTAGACCCGGACGAACACGTCGCCGCCCTCACCGGACGGCGCGTCGGTGCGGATCGCCTTAGGCATCGAGGACAGCCACGCCTGCGCTTGCAGCGCGTCCGCGCCCTCGGCCACGTTCACCGACACGACGATCTCGGCCGTGCCGATATACCCGGCGCGGACCGAGGTGACCGGCAGGCGCTTGCCCGCCAGCACGTCGGCCACCTCGGTCTCAGCGGCGGTCAGTTCCGCCGGCATCGGCCGCTCGGCCTCGCGTAGCGCCGCGACCGTGGTCTCATACGCCGCGCGCCAATAGCGGTCGGTGCCGACCAGTTGATCGGATGTCCGCACCCCGGTTGGGTAGTCGGCCTGCGCCTCTTCCGCGCCGGCTTGGGCGTTCATCGCCTGCAAATTGGTGGTCGGGATGAACCGGCCCTGACGGCGGCTGCGCGCCGCCTCGGCCTGGTCATCAATGAACTTGCTCATGACTGTCCTTTCCGTGCATCGCCTCATCCAAGGTCAGTTGCGAACCCGGCACCGGCACCGGCCGCTCACGGCGCAGCATGCGGGCACCGGTCAGCTGAAACGCCAGATACCCGTCATCCACGGTCTGCCCGACGTGCCGCCACCCGGCCCGCAGATAGCAGTAGCCCGGCACCTCGCTGGCCACCTCCGCCGGGTCGACAAAAGTCACGATCCCTAGCGGCGGCACATCCGGCCAGCGGTGCATCGAATGCGCCACCGCCCACCGGATCAGCTCAGACGCCGGTCCTGGGCCACCCTCGCGGCGGTACAGCGTGTTGATCCACGCCCCGGCCCAGCGGTGCTTGACCCACTGCGCCTGCGGCCATGAGGTGACCCACACCGCCCACGGGCGGCGGGTCACCGGGCTGGTCTCGGTCTTGAGCACCAGGCAGCTGCCCGGCGGGACGAACCCCGACGCGCCAACGTGCTGCCGGTTGTAATGCCGGTCAGCCACCGCCCGCGCGGCCGGGTCATCCCGCCACGACAGCCGCCACGGCGACTGCCCCGTCAAAGCTCCCATCGCCGTCACGCCCGGTAGGAGTAGGGCGGCAGCGTGAACAGCGGCACCGGATCCGAGGTACCGGCGCGGTTCGCCGCCCACGCCTCATGGCGCTCCCGCGCCTGCTCGGCGGCGTCCTCATCGGAACTGAACGCCAGCCCTTCTTCCCAGTACCACATCGCCTCTTTGACCAGGCTGTAGGCGTCCGGGGACAGCTTGACCAAGGCGGCGATCACCTCATCTGCCGCCGCGCGTGCCCGCTGCGCCTCAGTCATCGAAGCTCACCACCCTTTCCGTGCTCGCGCTCATGGTGGACGCTGTACGCGTAGCTCGCGCCCTTGGTCACCGCATCCTCATAGGTGGCCCGGTCGCCGGGGCTCAGCGACTCGATGGCCGAGGGCTCCGGGCGGCACCGCGCGCCGCACTCTGGGCAGACCAGGTGGTAGCCGTGCCGGTCGGTGCCGGCCTCGGCGTAGGGGATCCCGACCTCGGCGGCGTAGTGCGCCGCGTCCGCCCCGGGCTCGCTGGTCAACTGGACGCGCTCGCCCTCAGACTGCGCAGCCAGCGTGGTGATCGCCACAAGCTCGTTGGTCACCATGTCAGCGCCTAGCCGCTCGGTCAGCAGTTCCCGCACCAAAGCGGCGTGCCGCCTGGTCAGATCCACCCCGGCCGACGCGCGGATCGCCTCGGCCTCTTCCGGTCGCCAGCCCGACGCCGGGCCGGCGTACTGCTCGCAGCCCGACTCAAAGCAGATCGCTGAGTCGTCGTGCCGGTGGATGAACCGCAGGCCCATGCTCATGACGCACCCCGCTGACGGTCACGGCGGGCGAACGACGACAGAGCCGCAACGGCCTGCCAGATCTGCCCCGCCGACGCGTCGCTGACCGCGACCCCATCGGGCAGGTAGCCCGCCGCCATCTGCGCCAGCCACACCGGGGGCGTGGTGTCCGTCAGCGGGACGTGCGGGCCGAACGAGCGCGGCGGCTGGGCCGGGTCGCCCTGCGGGTTGTCAAGGCACTCATCGTCGCCCGATGAGTCCCACCAGATCCCTTGCAGGTGCGGGTGGTCGTCGGTCGCGGTGTGGATCTCATCGCCGCAGCCGGCGCAGCGGACGCCGCCGTCGTTGTCGGGGAACAGCGCGGCGAGCGCCTTGCGCAGCCCGGCGTAGTCGCACAGCCCGACCCGGACGTTGCGCCCGGTCTCGGTGTCGGTGACCGTCACATGCGGGATCTCGGTGATGTCCGCGACGAACCGCGCCGGGAGCGGCTGCCCCTCGGCGGCCGTCACCATCGCCTCGCGCAGGTCGGTGACCTGCTCATCGAAGTTGCCCCGCTCGGCGTCCGCGACGCACTCGGTGCACGCCTCGGTCATGATCGTCATGCAGGTGAAGTGGCGGCACTCGTAGGCGCAGCCGACCACGCCGGTCTTGTGCGGCAGACCGCCGCAGTCGCAGGGCGTGGCGGGCTCGGCCTGCCGGACGCACACCGGACCCTCATGGTGGTAGTGCCACGCCGCGCTGTTCGCGTCGCGTAGCTCATCGAGCAGGTCGCCGTCGATCACGCCGTAGTCACGGGTGCCGTCGTCGCTCGGGCACCATTCGTGGTTCGCGACCCGCCCGGAGATCTCGACCGCCTCAGCGGCCAGCTGGGCATCCACCGCATCCGACACGGCGTTGGTCATGGCCATCCACGCCTCAACCGAATCATCGTCGGGGCGCTCATCGGAGAACCGGTAATCGCACGCGCCGCACGTCTCCTGCTCGGCGTCGGTCGGGTTCATCGGGTCGGCCGTGTCCGGGCCAAGCCCCCACTGGCGGCGACCGCAGCGCGGGCACGGCTCATCGTGGGGAAAGTCGAGGTGATCCTGCCTGCGGACCTCGGCCGGGGCCATCCGGTCGCCGCAGTGGTCGATCAGGTATTGGTTGGCGTCCACGTAGTCGTGCAGCGCGGAGAACGAGCCGACGTTGCGCGGGATCTGCTTGCCCCACGGGAACGGCTTGCGCATGTCGTCGTGGATCTCGGCCATGATCGCGGCTGCCTGCTCGCGGACCTTGGCCCGGTCTATCTCGGTGGTGCTCATCGAGTGTGTCTCCTGGTCTCGGTTTGGGTTGGGGCTGAGAACCCCGCGCGGTGGGCCAGCCGGGGCCGGCCCGCCGCGCGCGATCATCAGTTCGCGGCGACCTCAAGCGCGAGCTTGGCAGCGCGTGCCTTGAGGGGTTCGGGACGGATCAGCGACCGCTTGATCTTGGTCTCCCACGACCGCGCGTCCCGCGCATGGTCGAGGTATTCGCCCGCCGCCTGCACCAGACCAGCGGCGGTGTACCGGATGCCGGCACCCTCAACGGTCTCGCTGGCCAGGATCCCTCGCACAGCTTCGCGGGCCTGCTCAACGTTGCGGGCGACCCGGTCGGTCACCAGCGGGCTTGAGGGGACGAACTCGGTGATGAACAGTTCCTCCTGCGCCTGGCTGATCGAGACCCCGGTCAGGTGCTCCATGTACTCGACATAGTCCTTGATCTCGGAACGGACGCCCCGGATCGCCTGCCGCGCCTCATCGGCGTGGTCGCGCCAGTTGCCCCGGTGCAGGAACGTGTACGTCGCGCCGGTCCGCTCGCCCTCAAGCTCGGCAAAGCGGAACGTGTTGGCGCAGACGATCCGGACCGCAGTGGCCCGGAGCACCACCCCGCCCTTGGCGTCGTGCCGGGCGGTGATGGCCAGGTACGGCATGATCATGGATCCGTCGCCGCGCACCGCGATGGGCTCATCGAGGCGGATCAGCATCCACACCTTGCGCCCACCCTCAAGCACCCCGCCGGTCTCGGCCTTGAGGTGGTCGGGGTCGGTCTCAAGGATCGCCTCAAAGATCTCCCCGAACTCACCGTGACCGATGATCGGGTAGGACTCGGCGGTCAGCGCCAGCGTGGCCCCGGTGTCGGACCGCTGGATCTGCTTGAACTTGGGGATCTCGCGGTAGATGGGCTGGCCGGTTTCGGCGTCGATCCCATCGAGCGAGTAGACGGGGGCGTCGACCGGTTCCCAGTCGAGCCCGGCCGCAGTGCGGGCACCGGCCCACGTCTGCGGATAGTCATCGAGGATCAGGGCTTGGCCGTGGTCCTCGCTGGTGCCCTGCCACCAGACGGGCTTGTTAACGCTGAACATCTGCTCGACAGATGCGCTCATGGCTTGTGTCTCCTGTTCTGTTGGTCACTACTAGAGTAACACCGAACCCCGACAAAATCATCCGTCCAGAGCCGAAATCAGCCTACCAGCGCAGGCAATTTGGTCTCACAGCCTTGGTCAGCTGGGCAACGGCGACCAACGAAAAAACCCGCCCGCCGCCACCAGGGCAGCGCGGGCGGGCTCGCTCGCGGTCAGGATCCGATGCAGGCGTAATAGCCGGCTGCGTCAACGATCAGCCAGCCCGTCTCATCGGGGTCGGGGTAGATCTCGGCGTGCGACCCGGTGAAAAACGCCACCGCGTCCGCGATCAGGTTGGTGTCGACGCCCTCGGCGGGGATCCGCGCGTCGACCGGGTATTTCCAGTTCTCCGGGTTCGCGACCGCGTCGAACGCGCGGTGCAGTTCGCGCTCGGTGTACTTGCCGAATGCGGGGCGCTCGTTGTCGAACTGCTCGTAATAGCTGTCTGGCTTGATGGGCATGTCAGTTGTCCTTGATCTCGTTTGCTGGGTGGGTTCGGCCGCAGGTGACGCAGTGGCCGTCCATGATGGCGTGCTCAACGCCTTGGGGGCTCGGCCAGAGCCGCACGCCCGGCGGCAGCGGGCGTGGCAGGTCGGGGACGCCGCGCAGTTCCTCGCCGGCGTGCTGGGAACCGGGCTCGCCGCACCCGCACTGGCGGCACCACGGCTCGGTGTCATGACCGTCCGGGTCGCCGCTGAACGGGTGGCTGGGGCTGCCCGCCTGCATCCACGCACCCGACCGGGTCATCGCCTCATCGAGGTCGACGCAGCGGGTCAGCCACTCAACCGGCTCGCCGCCGGCCTGGGCATTCAGCGCCTCTTCGCCGGTCAGGAACCGGGAGTAGCGCGAGCGGGCACGCGGGTTCGGGTTGACGATCCCGGCCACGACGCCCCGGAACGTCGCGCCGCCCCGCGGGCGCAGCGTCAGTTCGTAGACGCGGGCACCCTCGCGGACAGCGGTCGCCACCTGGTCGCGGGTGATGTCGATCCGGTCGGATCCGTAGCCGATGGTGTAGAGCCTGGCCGCGCTCATGGCCGGTTTTCCGTTGGGGTGGGCTGCTCCGGGATCTCATCGCCATAGGCGGGCATCCCGCAGCGGGTGCAGTTGTAGGTCGCGTCCGGGCCGGGCTCAGCCGGCGGGTCGCCGGGCTCGGCGGGCACCAGCCGCCAGAGGTGATCGCAGTGGGTGTAGCGCCGCGCCGCGAGCCCCACGGCCGGCTGCGCCGCCTGCCGCACGATGGCGTGCAGGTTGTGGCACAGCCGGCGGTCGGTGGCCCGGCCGAGGCTGGCGATCAGGCCGTCAGCCCCGGCGCGGGTGAACGGGCCGGCGGCGTAGTCCGCGCAGACGACCCAGTGATCCTTGGGGGTGGTTGGCTTGCTCATGTCAGTCCGTCCAGTCGGGTTGGCTGGTGTGCAGTTCGATGGCGGCGGGCTCGGCCCGGCCGCCCGGGTGGCGCACCGCGAGGTGCGTCTTGGCCTGGGTCACGTCCGACCGGCTGTAATCGTCGTTCAGGACGTGCACCGGCAGATCCGGGCGGGCGAGCAGCCAGGCGGCTAGTTCGTGCGAGGTCACCGGGCACCGCCTCGGTCTGCCTCGCACTGCTCATCCCAGCGGTGCTCCCACAGCGCCTCTTCCACGCGCGCCTTGATGGCCCCCCCGGTGCGGGAGTCCCACCCGCAAGAGCAGGCCACGTCGTACCCGGCCCACCGGCCACGCATGGTCGCCGTGTGGGGGATCCGCGTGGTGGGCTCGCCCCACCCGCCGGCGTAGACCGACCAGGTGGCGCGGTGCTCGGCCAAGATCTCGGCGCGGATGCCGTAAGTGGTCCGGCCCGTGCGGGGCAGGGGTGCGGAGATCCACGCCGGGCTGTTGGCGGTTGCTTCCAGTTCCGGGCCGGCCCGCCACGGGGCCAGCGCGTCGGGCACGTCGTTGCGGCCGGGCTGCGGACGGTCGGTCGTCATCGGGCACCGCCGTTGGGGCAGGCGAGGTCGCCGCAGCTTTCGCCGCGCTCAAGCGCCTCATTGGAGCAGAGGCAGATCTCAACATCCTCGGCCGTGCCGGGCTGGTCGCCGGGGCAGCGGTCGCAGTCGCGGCCGGTGCACCCGTGGGGCTCGATGTCCGGCACGCCGAACGCGCGGCGCACCAGATCCCGGGCCGGTGCCTCGCGCAAGATCTCCGACGCCTCGGCCCACGCCATCGCGTAGCGGTACATGTCGGTGTCGGGTGCCTGGTACCAATCGGCCAGGAACGCCGTCACGACCCGCTCGCCCTCGCGGCCCTCAAGCGCCCGGAACGCCGGGATCTCAAGCAGCGCCGTGAAAGCGAGCGAGCGGTCTATGTCGAGTTTGGTCTTGGTCATCGGGTCTCAGTCCCTCCGTGGATCTCGCACCCGGCGATGGGTCCGGTGATGTTGTCCAGATCGTCGCGGTGCCCCTTGTAGCAGGTGCACGTCGCGGCAAGCTGCGAGTCGAGGTGCGCGGCAAGGCGCTCGTTGCGGTCGCCGCGCGCCTTGACCAGCTGGCGCTCAACCGCAGCGGTGATGATCGCCGGGTCGACGCCGGGGTGCAGCTTGGCGTACAGCTGCGGCAGGTCGGCCATGAGGCCGAGGCGCTGCTCGGGGCCGGCGCGGTACAGGAACCACTCAACGACGGCCTCAAGTTCTCCGGTGCTGAGCGGGTGCTTGTCGGAAAGCATCTGGGGTTCTCCCTCTGTTCTGTTGGTCACTACTAGGATAACACCGAAGGCAGACAAAATCATCCGCCCAGAGACGATCCCAGCCGATTAGAGCAGGGTATCTCTGGGCGGATGCGTGGGTCAGCGCTGGACAAGCTGCGGGCCGACGAACCACGCGAGCGACCCGTCCAGCCGTTCCCGCAGCGATGCGGTCCACCGCTCGCAGGCCAGCTTGGGGATGTGCCGGGCATGGCTCTTGGCACCGCGCTCGGTGCTCGCGTGGCCGATGACCGACCCGTTGGGCGCGTAGATCACTGGGTGCCTCATGCCGCCGCCTCTTCCACCTGGTCAACGTCGACCAGCGACAGCCGCACCACCCGGTGCGCGTACCGGTGGCCCGGTCCCATCGCGGCGTTCGCGGTCTCGGCGTAGCGCGCCGCAGCCGTCAGGTCGAACGGGTGCCCGTCCGCGCCGTGGGTCACGGCCTTGCCACCGGCCGTCGTGTCGAGCACGGCGTAGGTCGGTAGCTCGGCCAGGTCTGCCAACTGCCAGCCCTCATGCTCAGCGAGCGCGGCCAGATCATCGAGGCTCGGGGAGTACCAGCGGTCACGGTCGCGGGGACCGGTCCGCCGCAGGTACTCACGCGGCTGATAGTGCTTGGCTGGGTCGCCGGGCTTGGACGGGTTCGGCGTCTGGCTCAGCGTTATCTGCTCAACGGTGACGCCACTTGGGGTGGCGTACCGGCCGGTGCTCATCGGATTGGTCTCCTGTTCTGTTGGTCATCAGTGACAACAACGAACAGAGCCGAAACCTTCCGTGCAGTGGTTAATCGAGACGATCCGGGGTACCCTCAACCTATGAGCTACAACGACCACCAGATCGAGATCACCGATCCCGATGACCTGCTCGCTGACCGGGGCGTGGCCCACGAACTGCGGTTCACGACCCGCCTCGGCGGCAACTCATCGAGCACCGAAGTGATCCACCTGACCGAAACCGACCTTGACCAGCTGGCCTACGCGGTCGCCGCCCGGCGGCTCGACCAGCGCCGCAAGTCCGGCGCAGCCTGGCCAGCCGGCAAGACCAGCTAGGGAGGCACACACCGATGGCAGACACCGCCAAGCGCGCCCGGCGCAAGACCCCGGTCGACCGGACTGCGCTCACGCGCCTGCGCCTGGAAAAGGGCTGGACGATCAGCGAGCTATCACGCCAGTCCGGCGTGACCGCCTCGCACATTTCGGCGGTCGAGCAGGGCGCGGACATCCGCATCACCACACTCGCCAAGCTGGCCGACGCGCTGGGCGTCCGCCTGCCGGCGATGCTGCTGCCACAGAACGGAGACAGCGATGGCTGAGACCCTGCACAACACGCTGCCGATCCACGCCGACCTAGCGCGGAAGATCGCAGACGACGCCATCGGCCTGTTCCTTGAGTACCGCGACCAGTTCGGCTACGCCGAGGGTGAGGCGCGGGCGCAAGCGCTCATCGACGTTGCTGAGGGCGCGTCGGTGGACATCGAGGCGATGCGCGATGAAGAGGCCGCACCCTGATGTGGCACGCGATCCTCTGGCCCATCTGGCTCGGCGTCGCCGGGACCATCGCCCGCAAGGCGCATGACGATTGGGTCAACCCGAATGAGTCGCGGGGCGTGACCCTGTTCCTGATCGCCGTGTTCGGGACCGTGCTCGCGGTCGCCGCGTTCTGCATCTGGCGGTTCGCATGAGCCGCAGCGATCAGGCCAAGCTGACCGGCCGCGCGCCGGTCTCAAGCCAGCAAGGTCTGTACGGCACCGATGGCGGCGCGACCGATCACCACCCGGCCGGCTGCGACTGCCGCCAGTGCCGACGCCTGCGCGTGGCCGAGACCCGCCGTCGGCGCAAGAAGCTGATGCGAGGCGTGACATGAGGCTCCCCGGCGAGTGCACCGGATGCCACCGGCCCCGGCAGGTCTTGGTGACCGGCGCGGCGCTGGCCACCGCCGCCGCCCGGGGCAGGCCCGGCATCCCGCAAGGGCTCTGCGCCGACTGCGAGGATCCGCACACCGGCACCTGCCGCCACTGTGACAAGCCGGTCCGCCGCAACGGTGCCGGCGTGTGGGGGGCTCGCGCCCGCAACGACCCGCACCCGTGGTACTGCGCCGCCGAACCCCATCCCGACCCCCACCGGAGACACCACCCATGACCCGCGACGCCCGCACGTTCCGCAAGCTGACCGCCGATGAGGTGATCGCTGAGCTTGAGCGGCAGTGCCGCCTGCGCGGCATCAGCTGCGGCGACCCCGAATGCACCGACCCGGCGCACCGCGTCAGCTGGGAACGGATCGAGCCCGGCGACTGCGACTGCCACCACCCGCCGATGCGGCACGACCGGTGGGTCATCACCTGGGCCGGCCGGGACCGGCTGATCACCGACTTTGCGATCAAGAGCTACGGCCGGCGTCACATTGAGAAGCTGCTCCGCGACCTGCCGCCGCTGCCCGAACAGGCGTGGGCGGCGGACACCCACGGGTAGGCCGGCGTGGAACCCTGCCCGGTGCCGATCTCGCCGCCGCCGCCGTGGACCCCGCATCAGATCAGCGGCGGCGTGTTCTGGTGCCCCGACCCGGCAGCGCCGGGTCCGCCGCTGCTGCCGGCGCTGCTGCTGTTCGCGTGGCACCTGCTGACCGCCGCCGCGCTGATCATCATGGCGTTCACGGTGATCCGCGCGAACGCCGGCCCCTGGCTTGAGCGCGCGATGCGGCCGGTGCTGTGGAACACCACCAACGGGCGGCAGCCGCAATGAGAACCCGCCCCGACCTGCTCTGGCCGGTCGAAACGGACGACCCGCCGCAGGCCGCCCGCCGCGACGCCTCATGGTGGGACCGGCCCGGCACCGCCTACACCTACCACGTCGCCACCACCTACATGAGCGCGTGCTGTTTCCGCGACCAGCCGTTAGCCGAATTCACCGCGCGACCCGCCGCCGAGGTGCCACCGTTTCAGCGGTGCGGGCGACCCGCCTGCCGCAAACGCTGGCCCGACTATGAGGGGAACCCATGAAAGACCGTTCAGCTACCCACGCCGCCGCTGTCTTGCGCCAGCCGGTCACGATCCGGGTCTGGCACCTGCTGGCCGTCGCCGCCATCGTCGCCCTTGGGATCGCCGGGTGCGGCGCGAAGTTCAGCGAGCCATTCAAGGACGCGCCGCGGGCGGGGCCGACGAACTCGGCACCGGCTCAGGTCATCGAAATGCCGGACGGGTTCAACAACATGGCCACCAAATGCGATCACGGGTTCCGGATCTGGGCCAGCTATCACGGTGATGGTGGCTACGGGTTCGGTTTCGCCCAGCCCGACCCGGCCTGCCAAGGCAAATAGCTCCGGGGCAACTCGGCCCCGGTGAGTGGAAGGAAACCAACAACCGATGATCAGACGACTAGCAGCCATCGCCGCCGTCTGCGCCGCGCTCGCCACGGGCAGCGCAGCGCTCGCGACGGTTCCCGCGTCGGCCTCACCAACCGGGCCGGCGAGCGCGACCGCCCAGCACGCCTCGACCGCCGCAGCGCGGCGCTGTTCCACCACCGGGCAGAACCTCCGCGTCACCCACAACAGCACCGAAACCGTGCTGACGATCATCACCCGCCGCTGCGGCCGGTCCTACCGGGCGTGGCTGCGCACCCGCACCGGGGTGAAGCGCGTCGGCGTCTGGCGCACGTCGGGCCAATCAGTCGTGCTCGGTAACGGCTTTGACGGCGGCTGGCAGCGGGAGCCGACCGGCGGCGGGACGCTCACCACCCACACCAGCTACTAGCAGGTGAGCCGCAGATGATGGGGGCCACACACGCTGAGTCGGGGTTCGCGGCCGGGTTCGCCCTGGTCGCGGTCACCCACCCGGCGCCGCTGGTCGCGGTGTCTGGCCCCCTCATCTGCGCCGCGTTCGCGCTCATGCCCGACCTCGACCACGCCTCATCCAAGGCGACTCACTCGTGCGGGATCCCCTCGGAGGCGCTGTCGTGGATCATCCGCCGCCTGCCCGGTGGCAAGCACCGCTGGGCTCTGCACTCGCTGACCGCCGTCGCCGTCTGCGCCGCCGTCGCCGCTGTCATTGACGCAATGATTCACGGGCCGTGGATCTGGGTGGTCTACGCCGCGCTCGGATGGGCCATGCACATCGCCGGGGATCTGATGACCGACCGGCCGGTGCGGCTGCTGTGGCCGTTCAGCGACCGTCCCGTCTGGGGTCTGCCCGGCTGGCATACCAAGGTGCTCGGCGTCACCCTCAAGGTCCGGCTGACGACCAACGGCCCGGTCGAGCGTGGCGCGGTCCGGCTGTGGCTCGCGCTGATCATCGCCGGGTCGCTACTGCTGATCTTGCGGCACATCACGATGACCGGCGGCGTCTAGGAGAACCCCCGTGGAAACCGACCGTCTTGACATCGGCCCGCTCGATGGGACCGCTCTGGTCGCGGCGCTGCTGCTCGCCATCGGGAACTGCGCACCGGAGATCGGGCGCACCACGCTGATCACCAGCGGGGGCCGGCCGCTGGCCGTGCTCAGCCCCGTGACGGCCGGGGGGAGTGGGCGCGTAGCGTCGCCCCGTTCTTAGGCCGCAGCCAAGCGCCAATCCTCAGCCGCAGTGGATCCCGGAGGACCTTTGCAGCATCACCCGGCTCATGGCCTGCCAGCACGTTTAGGGAACCTGCCCTAGTACCTCGCTGCGGTCTCCGCACCCGGCCGCCAGCGGCAGGCTAATCCGGCGACGCAGGCGGGCTCGACTGAATTTCGGTCGGCGGCGGGGTCGGTGGCAAGCTGGTCGCGCTCGGTGCCGGTGCCGGGCTGGTCGGGCTCGGTGCCGGCACCGGCTCGCTCGAGCTCGGCGGCGGCGGTTCGATCATCGATCGCTGCGGGACTGGGACGGGTTGCCCAGCTGGCGCGGCCGGGATGACGACCGGCACCGGGGCGGGCTCAACCGGGGTCGTGTTTCGTGAACCGTGGTAGTGGCGGCGGTGCGAGGGCGTGGGCGCTGGCGGCGTGGTGGACGGCGAGACCGTGACCTCGACCACGGGCAGCTGCACCCGCCACCACGGCTGCTGCGCCGAACCCCAGAACGCGCCCGCCGCGGCGAGTACCCCGGCGATCAGGATCAGCCAGGTCGGCACCCGCCGCCGTCTGCGGCCGGGCGGGGACGGCGGCAGCTTAGGCGCGGTGGGCAGCAGCCACGGATCGGTGACCGTGTCATCAAGAGGGGCCGGCCTTGGGCTCAAGCGGGATGATCTCGATCTGCTCAGGCGGGGGCGCGTACACATGCCCGCCGCCCGGGGCAGCGGCGCTCGGCAGGGCCGTCGCTGAGAGGGTCTGCCCTCGGCATTGCTCTATCGACCAAGCCCCGTCAAGGGTAAGGGTGTCAAGGTTGCCGCACCCGGCGCAACGCCGCAGCACGATGGTCCGCGGCACCGCCTTGCCCCAGAGCACCCCGGCCGGCAGCAGCTCGAGCGGCTGAACGTCAACGGGGCGCAGGTCGCAACGGTGGCGGCGCATTGATCACCTCTCGGTGATGGCAGTGGTGCGAGCAGCGCGGGTCGGTGCACCGCTCGCACTCGCAGCCCATCCGGCAGAACTCACTGATCAGTGCCACGTCGTCGCCTGCCTCTTGCCTTTGCCAGGAACGGCCGGGCGGGCGGCTGCTCGGATTCTTGCCAGATGACGGAAAGCCGTTTCAGCCTCGCGTCGGTGTCCTCATCGTTCCACTGCCCGGCTGGCAGCGGCACCGAGGGGTGATCGGTGATGACCTCGGCTGCGGCGGCGGGCAGCGCGAGCAGCTTGGCGGGCGGGGCCGAGGGCTGCACCCGCACCGTGAACGTCGGCGGCGGGCCGTCCAACGCGGGCTGCGGCCAGGTGTGTGAGGGCAGCGGCTTGACCGGTTCCACGTAGGTCGTCCACATCGCTTCGCCGCCCGCTGGGCGAGGGCCGTTTGCCCAGCGGGCGGCGACGCGGGTCTGCTCATCCCACAGTGACGGGCTGTCGCCGCATCTGTGGGCGGGCCGGTGTTTCCACTCGGCGGCCAGTTGCCAGAACGACGGGATCCCCCCATCGAGCGGCACCGGGAACAGCTTGTTGAGCGGGTCGAGGTAGCCGGTCATGGGCTACAGATCTACCATCCGCCCGCGAGGATCTGCATGAGATCCGGGTCAATCACCGCGATCAGGTCGAGGTCGGCGTCCAGCGCGGAGGCCAGGGCGAGCACCCATTCCTCATTGATGTTGACCCACAGATCCCGTTCCGCGATGGCCACGAACGACGGGTTGGTGCCGGGCATCCCGGCCTTGCGCATCCCTGCGGCGACCTCGGCCAGCGTCATCCGCCGCGCCTGCCGCAGCGCGCGCACGGCCTGCCCGGAGACCATCATGGCGTCCACTCCGTGCCGGGGATCTTGCTCGGATGGGTCTGCCCGTACTTGGATTCGGTCGCCATCGCTTACTCCGGGTCCGGTTCCATCAGCCGCATCTGGCCGGTCCGCTCGGATTGCAGCCGGTCGGCCATCTGGTGCAGCGTCTTGATGTCATCGGGGTCGAGGGGGATCTCGATCTGCCGCAGCCGCACGGTCGGCCGCAGCGCGCCCGTGTCGGTCTCGCTGCGGACGTGCATCGCGTCCACGAACACGATCCCGATGTGAATGTCGCCGGGGCTGTTGACTAGCTGCTCAAAGATCTCCCACAGCCCGCACGCGGGCAGGGCTGGCATCGTGCCGGCGAGCACGATCTCCCGGTCGTCGTTCTTGGCCATCGCGGGTGTCCTTTCGGTCGGTCTATCCATTTCTATCCGGTGGTTACGACAGTTTGCGCCTCGCGGCACACGACGTAACGCACCACGACCGCGCCCAGCTGCTCGGCGCGGTCCGCTGTCCAGCCTGACCCGTAGGTCCGCGACTGGCGGCACGCCATCCTCAGCAGGTGGGTGCAGTCGGCGGCGATGATCTCATCGCGCCACCGGTAGCCCCCCTCGCCGCCCCACCGCCGCACACGCGGCCGGTGGATGATCAGCGTCCCGTTCTCTTCCCGGTACCCCAGCGCCCGCGCGCAGTTCTCGGCCAGGTCGTCGCAGCCTGGGGCACCACCGGAGATCACCACGTCCGGGCACAGCCGTTCGATCGCCAGCGACGCGCGCTGGCTCGCCCGCCACACGTCGCCCTGGCAGGCGAGCACGACGGTCCCGATGATCGCCAGCCGCTTACTGCTCATCGCCGGCGTCCCGCCCGCGGCGCTCGATTCGCGGGTTGCGGACCGCTGGCCCCTTGTGGCGCCCACGGTGGAACAGCCGCCGATGGCAGACCCGCCACACGCCCGGCCCGTCGTCGGCCGTGGTGAACAGCCAAGCGCACCGGGGCCACCAACTGCTCATGGCGCATGGAACTCCCGCCAGACCCGCAGCGCCTCGCCGTCGCCCCACCGGGGCCGGGTCTCGATGGGTTCATAGAACCCGCCGCCCCGGCTGGTGTACCGGCAGTTGCAGGAGATCGCGATCCCGCCGCTCTTGCCGTGCTCGATGACGATCTGGTGCGGCAGGCGCGGGTCGCGCATCACCGGCTGGCCGTACCAGCCGGTCGGCCTCGGGTAGACCGCGACCATGCCGTACCGCGACACCGGAGCCCCAGGCGGCAGCCGCTTGCGGATCTGCTCGATGCAGTAGCCCGCCTCGGCCTCGGGGTCGAGGTAGCTCATGAGTACGCCGCCTGAATTCGCCCAGCGGCGCGGCCGACCGCGATCAGCCCGTCGACCATCTGCCCGCCGATCCGGTCGCCGCCAGCGGTGAGCCGGTCAGCCGCGTAATAGTGCTGGCCGATGCCCTCGGCCTCGCGGCCCCGGATCTTCGCCGCGACCCACAGCTGCCCGTGGGTGTCGGTGCAGTACGCGACCGCCGACTCAACCGCGTCCGGCAGCTTGTGGAACTCGCGGTGGCGGCGGGCATGGTCGAACGCGGCACGCTCGATGGGGCTGGCGTCCGGGCCGGGCTCGGTCACGCCGTGCGCCTCGATCTGCAACAGGTAGCCCGCCGCCGCCGCCAGCCCATCCTTGGCAGCTGCCCCGGCCATCATCATCGGGTATTCCTCCGGGTGCACGTCTGGGGCGATCGCCATGTAGGTCATCACATGGATCCGCCCGGCCGGCTGCTCGGTCAGCGTGAGGAACGCGTGCAGGCTGTCCCACTCGGTGTGGGTCTCGATGGCGCGGCGGGTGAACGCCGCGAACTCGCGATCCCCGATCATGACGCCACCTCATCCTCCGGGCAGAACCGCGCCGTCCCCCGGCTCGGTGAATACCCGCCCGCCAGATACGACCGGTACTCGGCCAGCCATTCCGGTGGCCCCGGTGGCTCCCGGTTCGCGAACAGCGGCTCCGGGAACTCAAGATCGGGGCGCGGCCTCGGCGCGTGCGGGCGCCGGTTCCCCGTCGCTTCCATCAGCCGCCGCCACCGGCCATACACCGCCGAGAACGACAGACCCATCCGCTCGGCCAGTTCCGGCCAGCTTGAGAACTTGTCACCCGCCCGCTCGCGGCACACCTCAAGCCACGCCTCAGGCACCCGCGGCGGATCGGCCAAGATCTGCTGGGCGGTCGCGTGGTCCCGCGCCGCGCACTCCGCGACCCGCGCCTCATTCGCGCCGTGCAGCCGCTCGAGCTGAGCCGCGCTCGCGTTCAGTGGCCGGCCAAGACCCGGCACGCGGCGGCTCATCGCCGCCTCACCCGGATCACCACGCCCGGCCGGGGCAGCGAGTCGATATCGCCCAGCCCGGCCCACACCATTTCCAGCCGGTCATAGCCGACGATCCGCGCGTCGTCCACGATCACCTTGCCGACCTTGAGCGCGTCACCCGCCGCACGTGCGAGCTTGTCGAGGTCGGGTTCCCCAGCTGGTGCCTCGGGCCAGAGCGCGGCGGCGCTGCCCTTGCGCGGCTTGGCCGGGTAGCCCATCGAGAACGTGAACGCGGCCCGCAGCGGCCCATCGAGCGGATCCCGGCCCGCCATCGTGATCTCACCTTGGGCGGCGATGTCCTTGGCCCACCGCTCAAGCGCGTGCCCGGCGGACTCGCGCATGTGCGTCATCCGCCGCGCCGGCCCCTTACCGGAGTAGCCCGGCACCTTGGACCCTTTCGGCTTGGGGTCGCCGTAGACCACGAACTGCACCGGGTAGCCCGCCGGGAACAGCGACGCCTGCGGCCACGGCTGCGCGGGCACCGGCTCATCCGGAGTCGGGTAGTCCGGCCACGGCACGCCCGCCCTGGCCATGCCCGCGCGCAGTTGCAAGCTGGCGCTGATCGCCTGCTCGCACATAAGCTCACCCGCCGCGCACGCCGGGCTCAAGCAGGCAGAGCAGATCACCTCAACCTCGCCCATCACGTCTCCCCTTCCGAGAGTGACCAACCAACAGAACTCACGCCGCATCACCGTCATCGGCGCCAGACGACCGGCACGCGAACGGCCCGCACCCGTCCGGGCTGCCCTCTTCCGCGAGCAGCGCCTCGGGCCCGAGGCCAGCCTCGGTGTCCGCGATCAGGTCGAGCAGATCCCCCTGCCGTTCGCGCCACTCGCGGCGGGTGTACCGGTCGATGTTCGCCTCGCCCAGCGGGACACGCTCGCGGTGCAGGAACGCCTCACCATCGAGGGGCAGCCCGTGGGATCCGCCCTTGCGGATCGCCGCGTCGAACTCGACCGCAGCCCGCCACTCATCCGGGTGATTGTCACGCATGTTCCGCCACTGCCGGTTCCCGTGGTAGGGGCAGAACACGCACGCCGACTTAGCCACCGAGGTCCACCCCTGGCTGTGCAGGAAACGCAGGCACGCCTTGCGGTCGAGGTCGAGCTCGAGCAGCGGGTGCCGCACCCGCACATAACCGGGTGCGGCGTCGTTGACGCGACCGATCTCATCGGTGGAAAAACCGACCCATAGCTCAGCGTGCCGCCCTTTCGGCACCCGCAGGTGACGCGGCGGCCGGGCACCAAGCAATTCCCGGACCTTGCGGTAAATGGGCTCGATCTTGTATTCCGACGTGCACTGCCGCCGGCCCATCCCCTGACCGTTGTCCCACCCGGAGCCTTTGCACCGCGGGCAGCGCCGCTCACCGGCCTCATCGGTGACCCGGCCAGTCGTCCCGCACTTCTCACACGGCCCCGGCGCGTTCTGCACGAAATAGGGCACCGACGCGTACCGGTGATCAGGGTCGACGGCGTCGCGGGCCAGATTCCCCTTACTCACCTTGATGACCGGCAGGCCATAACCCGCGCAATAGTCGGTCAGCTGGGCAAGGTGGTCATAGACGCGCCGCGGCTCGCCCCCGGTGTCAGCGAAGATCGCCAGATCGAGGCGGGGCAGCTGCCCGTGACACGCCATCAGCGCGAGCGTCGTGGACTGCACCCCGGCGCCGAGGGACAGCACCCGGATCCACGGCCGGCCAGTCTCAAGCGCGAGCATCGGCCCCCGCCTCCGCTCTGTTCCGCGCTCGCCACCGGTAGATGGTCCGCTCATCGACCCGCCAGCCCGCGAACGCGTACCGCGCCGCGACCCGGGCGTGCGTTCCGGGATGCGCCCGGTCCCACCTCGCCAGCGCCGCCCGCCGCTCGGCTGCCTGCTCGACCCACCGCTCACCCGCGTACAGAACCGCCGCCCACTGCATCTGCGTGCCCACCCACGCGGCCATCACAGACCCGCTTCCGGGCAGACCGCGAACCCGGTCTCGACCGTGAACGTCCGCCCGCACGAGCAGCGCCACCCGTCCTGGGTGCCGTCCAGCGGCGCGACCTTGTGACCGGCGCGGCGCACACCGACGACGCTGGCCAGTATGGCGGCGGCGGGTGGCCGCGACGCTCGGTCGATCGCCCCGGCCCACTGAGTGAACACCGCAGCCGCCTGCACGACCTCGGTCCGCAGCGCCACCGGGTCGGTCTCGGCCGCCGCCTCAAACACCTCTTCCAACGCGACCAGCAGCCAGGTGCACTCGCCGCGTTTCGCCGCGTCCTGGCACGCGCGGCGCATCGTGTCCCGCAGCCACAGCATTGACCGGCCCAGCAGCGCCGCGTCGCCGCCCGTGCCGTCCGGGTGGTTCTGCTCGCCCCACTGGGCATCCTGGGCGCCCATTTCCGCGCCCACGTCCGCGAGCAGCCGCCACCGTTCAGCGGTCTTGCCGTGGTCGTGCGCCGGGTCGGTGCACCGGCCGGTCAGCGATTGCAGATCACAGCCCTCGGTCATCGCGCACCCCCCATGCAGACGCCACGCGGGCAGCCGGGGCAGGTGATCGCGATCAGTTGGCCGTCGTCGCCGCGCACGCCGACGTGCTGACGCGGGTGGTGGCACCGGGCGCACGGTGGCCACCCGGTGCCGGGCAGGTCGGCCATAACTCGGCCCGCCTGCGGTCCGGTCGCCACGTCGCGAACGCCGACCGCCGGGCGGTGTCCATGCACCGCCCCGGGCAGCACGGCACGACGTGGACCGTGCAATGCTCGGCCAACGTCTGGTGACAGTTCACGCACCGAAGCTCGGCCATCGGTCCCCCTCATTGGTCATCACCCGCCGGCTTGGCCTTGGTCTTTTTCGGCGGCGGGTTCTTACACGTCACCCAGTGCGCCACGCCGCGTTTCTCACCACGCCGCAGATCCGGCTCGGCCTTGGTCAGCATCCGGAACATCAGCTGCCCGCCCTCGCGGTGGACCGCGACCCGGCCCCGCTGGTCACCGGCCGACCAGTAATCAACCGGCATCTTGGTGTCGCGGCCGGGCTCGGCTGAGACCGCCCACTCGATATCGGCACCGCACCCCTCGCGGCTGCATTGCGTCATTCCTGCCATGTCCAGTTCCCGCCCTTCCTCGGCGTCTGGTGGTGGGGCTAGTGACTCGGTGTCCGGTGGCCCCGCCCCGGTGACCTCCCGGTTCCACGCGCGCAGCTTGACCAGGGCCGGATCGTCCGGGCCGATCCCGGCCGCGCGCAGCTTCGCGTCGACCAGCTGGGCAAGCGGCACCTCAACCCGCGCGGCGGCGGTGGCCATCACCGGACCCACCGCTCATCGGGGTCGAACAGGTCGCCCTGCACCCACCGGTCATTGACCATCCGCACCGTCCGTTCGTACGCCCAGGCGCAACGGCGCGGGCAGTTCTGGCACGTCTTGTGCGAGCAGCCAAGCTCGACCTTGGCGCCCTTGGGACGGCGGGCGTCGTCGGACCACGACGAACTGTCCGCCGAGACCAGCCGGTGCCCGAACTGCGCCAGCCCCCCGGTCTTGACCCCGAACCCGTGCAGCCGCAACGGTGCCAGCGACCTGACGATCTGGTCGGCCTCGGCGGTGTCCTGCCGGCGGCACATCGAGCCCAGCAGCACAAGCGGCTCATCCTCAAGGTGCACGCCGTGCCGCTCGTACAGATCCCAGCAGCGGTGGTAGTCGTCGCGCGTCCACCCCTGCAACGTCAGCCGGATCGGCAGCGACGCGTCGGCCATCCGCAAGTCGAGCAGGTTCTCAACCGTCAGCCGCAGATGCTCGGGCACGTCCAGCCCGGTGCCGTGGAACCACTGCTGGCGGCCAGCCGGACCCCACCAGCCGCCGGCGATGATCGCCGGTTCGCACATCATGTCCTGCGGTGCCGCGAAGTCGAGCCGGCCGACCTCATCGGCGGCGCGGCGCATGAGCGCCACATACTCGGCCGGGGACAGCAGGTGCTTGCCCTCACGCTGCACGACCGTGAACGCCCCGGAGTCGAGCATCCAATCGCGGATCGCCGGGCGCCACGTCTTGACCAGGCCGAGGCGCGCGGCCGATACGCACACGGGGAACTCGCCGCGTTCGGCCAGCCACAGCCACGCGGCAGAGTTGATCCCCGGATAGAACCTCACGGCGTGGTCGCCGCCAGCAGGTTCGACCGGCGCAGGAACCACGTCACCGGCAAGCCGACCAGAGCGATCACTTCCAGCTTGCCGGTGATCTGCCCCGCCAGCGCGACGGAGTAGGGGATCCCGGCCAGCGCGAGGAACAGCAGCGAGTCGACCACCGCCGCGGCCACGCTCGACACGGCGACACCGCGCACGAACCACCGCCGCGCCATCGGCGTATAGATCGCCATGTCCAAGCCCTCTGAGACCAGGAACGTCACCCCGGACGCGACCGCCAGCACCGGGCTGATGGCGTAGGTGAGCCCAGCTGCGAACACGATGGCCGCGACGCCCCACCACCGGCCAAGGCCACGCTGCACCAGATCGCGCAGCGGGAACGTCAGCCCCGCCATGTAAACCCCGGCCGGGGCGACCAGCAGCCACCACGGGGCCGTGCCCGGGGCAGGCGCGGGCCGGCCGGGGACGGGGAACACCTCGATGAACCCGACGTGCACGATCAGCCAGTTGGCCAGATAGATCGCGGCGACGTAGGCCACCAGGGCGAGCCCGCCGACGACCCGGTCACGGTTCTCAGGCATGGCAAAATCTCACTCTCTGTAGTGGTTGAGGGTTCGCCCAAACAGGGCTGTTTGATCTTGATCCGGGGGGGGTCAAGCCGCCGGGGGGGGTCGGGGGGGTCGTGACCCCCCCCGTTACCAAAAACACCCCTATCTTGATACTGACAAAATAGACTTTAGACTTATTTATATATAGGGAGTCACACCAGTTTCGTACAAACGCGACCCCCCCCGGACCCCCCGACCCCCCCCGGCTCACGACTCGGCCCGCCGGTAGATCACACCGCTGCCGCCGCGCCCGTTCGCGTCACGTTCCGTAGGCACCGCAATGATCTCCCCACGCCGCACCAACTCGGCCAGGGCGTCATCGAGCACATCACGATGGCGGTTCATCGCCCCGCGCAGTTGCTTGCGTCTGACGCCATCCCGCGCAGCGCTGACCATTGAGAGGATCCGGGCACAAGCCTGATCAATAGACCGCCGCGCCGTGTCGTCCGCCACGATGGCCTGCCGGGCGGCGTCCGAATGCGCCCGCGACTCGTTCCGCTCCTGCGCCTCACGGCTCATCGCGTCCGCAGCTGCCTGCCGCGTCCGGTCCGACATCGCCATCACGACCCCGGCCAGATCCCAGTCATCCTCACCCACGCCATCGAGGTGCATCACGTCCGGCCGCGACAGCCACGCCAGCGCCGCCGCCACCTTGAGCCGGCACAGCGCCGCATGAGCCGCATAGGCGACCTCACCGCCGCGCAGCCGCGCCAGCCGGTCAGCCCGGATCACCGCCCGCGCCTTATCGCACACGCCGAGGGTCAGTTCCCCGTCGTGGTCACCGATCTCAGACAGACCCGGCATCCCCCACGACACCCCCCGCGGCGGCGGCGGCGGCTCATCCGGCGCGTTCGGGTCGTTCACCGGCAGCCAGATGAACCGCTGCGGCGTCCCGCCGTCCACGTCATCGAGCAGAGCCCCAGCGTGCGTCGGCTGCACCCCGGCGATCAGCGACAGCCGGTAAGAGTGCCCCGGCACCAGCAGCCGCTTGTCCTTGGTGGCGTACTGGAAAGCAAGCTGCTCACCCATCCACGCCTTGCGAAGCTCGGGCAGCAGCGTCGACCCGCGCCGCGAGTTGAGCGCGGCCATCGTGTCGATCTCGGGCACCGTCATGAGCACGCACCGGTTGCGTTTCTGAACGCACGCGCCCTTCCGGTCGACCTCGGCGTACAGATGCGCGATCCCCTCACCCGACCCGACCCCGGAGGTGATCACGTCAACACCCCGGCCGAGGAACTGCTCAGCCGCCCGCTCGGCCACGCCCTTACCGGCACCGGACGGGCCGACCAGGGCGACGAACAGATTGAGCGACGCCCGCCCGCCGGTCAGCGCCGGCAGCATGACAGCTGGGGACATCGACGCGGTCATCCGCGCCAGCGCCGCACCCAGCACGGCCCACGGCCCGGCTTGGCTGGCCTGGGCGAAATCGTGCAACCGGGCCAGCACGTCACGCGCCTGCCAGAACTCTTCCGGCGTGATCACCGGCTCGGATGGCTCGAGCTCGGCCGGTGGCTCACCAGCCTCAGCCACATCGAGCAGACCCGGCTCAGCCTCGACTGGGACGAACTCATCGAGCTTGAGCCCGGCGGCCAGATGATCGCTGGTGTCCTTGCCCGCAGCCGGGCGGACGATCCGCACCGACGCGGCGGCGACCTCAAGCTCACCCCACACCCGCCGCGCATGGTCGAGCCCGGCGTGCCCGCCGCCACGGCCAGCCGGGTCGATGTCCGCGACGATCACCACGTCGGCACCCTCAAGGCTCGCGGTGTACCCGTCGTCCCACTTGCCCGCGCCCATCGGGTTGCACGTCGCGACCTGCCCGGCCCGCTCAAGCGCGTGCACGTCTTTCTCGCCCTCGACCAGCCAGATCGTGCTGCCGTTCGCGACGCCCATGACCACCTGCGGCAGGTGGTACAGCACCCGCCGCACGTCACCGAGGCCGGGCACCTGCCGCCCCCGCACGTAGCGGCCTTGGCGGAACGCCTTGGGGAACATCCGCTCGGTGTAGTGCAGCGGCGAGCCGAATTCGTCGGTGTAGACGTAGGTCGCGACCACCACCGGCCGGTCACCGTTGGTCGACGGCGCGCAGATGTCGGCCCAGCTGAGCGCGAGCGCGGCCATGACATCTTCGACATGGCAGCCGGCGTGGCAGTTCAGGATCACCGGCTGCGTCTTGCCGGTGGTGACCGACAGCGACGGGTTGTGATCGTCGTGCGCCGGGCACCGGGCGACGTAGCTGGTACCGGACTGCTTGCGCACCTTGTCCAGCTTGGCCAGCACCAGATCGAGCACGTCGGTTTCAGCCATCGGCATCGACCTCGATGGTCCGGTTGATCACCCAGCACGCGGCGGGCAGCGCGACGGCGTTGCCGATCATCCGGTACCGCGCCGCATCCGACAGCGGGCCGGCAGCGGTGCGGGCGGTCCACCCGTCCGGGAACCCTTGCAGCCGCTCACATTCCAGCGGGGTGAGCCGGCGCACCGCCATGCCCGGGGCGGCGACCTTGGGCTCATGATGACCCGAATGAGTGTTCGACGCCCCGGCGAGCGTCGGGCTGATGCCGCCCTCACCGATCACCTGGTCTTGGTTCGACCCGCCCTGCCAGTTCCCGTCAACCACGCCCTCGCCGGCGACCATGTTGGCACCATGCCGGCCGGTGACCGGTGGCGCACCCGGCAGCGACATGCCCAGCTGACTGTTGCCCGCCGTGTTCGCGAACGGGATCAGCGGCGTCCCCCGGCCGGTGCCATCCTCCGACGCGTCCGCGCCCTCAGACGTGAGCGCGTGGGTGACCAGGTTGACATCGTCCTCTTTCCGCCGGCCCGGAGGGTTGACCCCATCCGATGCTGACCGGCCAGAGGTGAGCGTCGCCGCGACCATCGCCGCCGACGACCCCCCATCGGCGGCGCGGAGGGTGAACGCCGGATCCCCCGGCTGCCCGGCCTCGGCGGTGTTGCCGCCCTCGCGTCCCCGCAATGCGACCGGGAACGCCTCGGCGTCCGGGTCGACGGCGATGAAGTTGTCCAGTTCGCCATGCGCCCGGTCGCCCTTGGCGGTCAGCGTGTGCCCGACGATCAGATGCGAACCCGGCTGCCCGTCGTCACCCAGCCGCGCGCCCGGGGTCAGCACCCCGGCGACCTGATCAGCGGCGACCGGGATCAGGTGGCCACCGGCCGCGCCCTCAGCGTCGACGCGGTGCCCACGCCGCCCGCCGCCCTGCAACGTGGTCGCGACACCGGCCTGCCCGGTCGTGTCGAGGGTGTACGCCGGGTCACCCGACTCGCCCAGCCCGACGCCGTTGGATCCGGTCTGGTGCTCACGCAGCGGCAGCGGCTCGATGATCGCGTGCCCCTGCTTCGCCTCCTGCACCGACAGCCGCGACCCGGCCGGCCCATGCGGGCCATCCTGCGCCGGGGTAGTCAGCGCGCCAACGGTCTCGACTACGCGGGAGGTGACGGCGGATGCGGACTGTCCGACCCCGCCGAGGCCACCGCTTCCAGCGCTCGCCGCAAGGGCACCGGCAACTCGCGACCCCGTCGTCTGGCCCGGCGCAAGATCCCGCTCGCCCCCCTCGGGCTCAAGCAGTATTTCGCAAGGTGCGGCCCGGTCTCCAAGACGGCAGACAATGAACACACGGTTGCGTCGCTGGGGTACGCCGAAGTATTGAGCGTCCAGCACTCGGTAGGCCCACCCATACCCGCGCTGCCCCAACGCCCCGACGACGGCACCCATAGCTCCCCCGTGGGTTGCCATGCACCCGCCCCGGCAGGATCCGCCTTTGGGGAGGTGGGCGACGCGGGCGGCAAAGACCCGGTGCTTGATTCCGTCGCGGTGGTGGGTGACCCATTTTCCGCATCGAACAGACTGCCCTGTTCGTAGACAGGTCTCGTCACCGGGGCATTGGCAGACGGTGTCGAGCAGACCATCAACGTTCTCAAAGCAGAGCCAGAGTGGGCGCAATTCGTCGGCCAGCCGCATGATGTGCCAGAACAGTCCCGAACGTGCCCCAGATAGGCCCGCACGGCGGCCCGCCACGGAGAAATCCTGGCAAGGCCACCCGGCCGTGACAATTCCTCGGCTGGGATCAAAGCCGGTGGCTCGCAGCTGGTCACCTGTAACCGTCCTAACATCATCGAATTGGGGAACCTCAGGGAAGTGGTACGCGAGCAGCGCCCGGCAAGTGGGGTCGATCTCAACCGACGCGCAGACCTTGGCACCGCCCCGGCGCAGCGCCTCACCGAACCCGCCCATCCCCTCAAACAGGCACACAGCCGTGAGAGGTTTGGCCGGACCGTTACCGGCCCTTGAGACAAGCTCGCTTGCGTTGCGGCGGGCTGATTGCGCTACCATCTGGTCTGATCACCCTCTGTTCTGTTGGTCGCAAAGCGGTGGGTGTCGAGCACAGATCCTCGCGGTCTCGCGGGTGGCGGCGATCACAAGGCGTCTGCGCTCATGGGCGGCGGGGCCACTGGCCCCGCCGTTCTCACATGAACGGGAAGCTACACCCCCCCGGCTAGTTCCCGGAACCCCGGCCGGCCCAGCGGTGACGGATCACCAGGCAGGGCAGCGGGCACCAAAACGTCACCCGCCCCAATGGGTCAACGAACCGGCCCACCCACTGATCGCGCCGGTCGAAATAGACCCGCCACTGGCCCATCACTCGCCGTCCAGCGGCGGTTCGGCCGGGCCGGGGTCGTCGTCGGCCATTGGTGGCGGCTCGTTGCGCGGCCGGGCTCGGCGCTGGCCACCCTGCTGCTCGCCCTTGGCCTTGGCCTTGCTGGGGGCCGGCTCGGCCTGCGCGGCGGCGGCGGTTTTCTCCTGCTCGGTGACCACCTCACCCACCGCGCGGAACGCCGCCTGCCGCTGCTCGTTCTCATCCTCGCTCTGGGTCTTGCCGAACGCGATGGCACCGTCCAGCGCCGCCGCGACCTTGAGCGCGTCGGTGACGGTCAGGTCATCGAGGGAGTTGATCGTGCCCCGCTCAGACAAAGCCCCGGCGACCCGCAGCCGCAGATCCCGCTGCTGCCGCTGCTGCCCGCTGATCCCGACCTCGCGGAACAAGGCGAACAGCCGTTTGTGCAACGGGTGCTCCGGGCCGATCAGCGTCGTGTCCGGGTCCGGCTTCGGGACGGCCGGCTCCGGGGCCGGCTCACCGCCGCCGCCGCCGCCAGCTGGGGGCTCGGTCAGGTCAGGTTCACCGGCTGCCCGGCCCGGCCGGGCCGGCGTCGCGCGCTGCGCCTTGCGCTTGGGCTCAGCCGGCACCGACCCGGCATCGGCCACCTCGGCGTAACCGGCGAACGGGTCAGCGTCGGTGCCCGCCTCGACAAGCTCGGTCGTCGGCAGGCCGAGGGTCACGTCAGCGAACAGCGCATCGCAGCCCTCCGATGACGCGCGGGCGAACAGCATCCGCCGCGGGCGGGTCACCCACGCGCTGTCGGACTTGACCAGACCCGCCGCGCGGGCGTCATCGAGGCTGAACTTAAACTCGGTCCACTCGGCCACCCCACGGCGGCGCATCATCAGGATGCACCGGCTGGTCGTCCGCTCAACGATCCGGAACCCGTGCCCGGCGGCGAGCACCCGGGCGCGCTTGTACTCAGCGGCCAGCGTCGGGTAGCCCCGGACGATCTGCACGTACCGCAGGCTCATCATCGGGCCGATGGCCAGTTCGCGGCCGGTCAGGATGCAGCACGCGATGGCCGGCGCGTTGCCGCGCAGATCCTTGGGCACGAAAGCGGTGTCTTGGATCTTCTCAGCCAGCGTCCAGATCTGATTCGCGTGAGCTACCCAGCCGTCAACGACGTCGGACACGGCCGGCGCGTCGCGCCACACTGGGCGCAAAGCAAGCTCACGGCTGGGGGTCGGCGCGACGGCGTCGCCGTTGGCCGCCGGGCTCGGCGTGCCGAACGGGCCGGCGTCGTCTGCGAACTCGGCCTCAACGATCTCGGTGTCGGGTGTGGTCATCGGTCAGCTTTCCCCTCGGTTGAGTGCGGCTCGGCCTTGGTCTAGGTACCGCTGATAGAGCGTCTGCCCCTCATCGCTGACGATCAGGTAGGGCAGCATCACCTGCTCGAGCTCGACTATCTGCGCCTCGATCAGCGCCAGCTGAGCCTCAAGCCAGTCCTTCATAACCCGCCACGCGGTGCGCTCGGCCTGCTCGCGGGTCGCGTACCGGGGCGGGATCCGGCCGCTGCGGCTGTACTTGACCAGCGCGGAGTAGACGCCGTCAGGGTTGGCGGGCAGCATGAAAAACCGCAACCCGTGCGGGGTCTCGATGCTGAACGCCAGCCCACCCGGCTTGCCCTGGTCGAAGTCGATGCTCACCCGCGACGCGCCGTGCCGGGCGAGGATCGCCACGCACTCGCTCGCGGTCTTATCCGCGTCGATCGACGTGGTGTAGTTCAGCGGACCCTTCCGCTGCGCGCTCATGACCGGCTCGCGTCGTGGTAGCAGGACCGCTCGGCCGTGTGGCAGTAGAACGCGCCATTGACGACCTGCGCATCGCGGACCGCCCGCCCGCAGACGGGGCACGTCGGGATCCCCGGGCAGCCCGGCTCAAGCGTGGCGTGCGTCCCCTCAAGGGCGGCGGTCACGTCGGCGTCGGTCAGCCCATCGGGGCAATGCTCGATCCACGTCCGGAACGCGGTCACAAGCTCAGGCCGGGACGTGACCCAGTGGATCAGCATTCCCGCAGTGGCGAGCGCCTGATCCACGCCCGGGTGCCGTAGCTCACCCTGGCTCGGCACGGCGGTGATGTGCTCACGCGGCCCGCTCATGCCGGCACCTGCGCCCGGCCGGCGAGGATCGCCTCATCGAGCTTCGCGTGCACCCACGCGAGGTCATGGCCTGCCTCGGCCCACCCATCGAGGATCGCCTCAACCGGCGCGTAGTACCGCACCCGCGACAGGATCCCCTCATCGGGGCCGGGTTCCACTATCGCCAGCACCCGCACGGCCGGGCCGGGACCGGGACCGTTGCGCCGTGTGTAGACCTCGCCCGTGTTCTGAATGTAGGACAGCGAATAGCTCGGCCACGGCTGGCCGTCCTTGGTCCAGTTCACCCCGTAGTCGACCTCAGGTGAGTGCTCCCGCCCGGCCGGGTCGTCGGCCCAGAACGCGGCCAGCGTGACGTAGCAGCTGCTCATGCCGTCACCGCCGCCCGGCGCGGCGGGGTCAGCGCGGCCATCCGGTAATCCCGGCAGTCATCCATCGCCTCGGCCACCATCTTGATGTAGAGGAACTGCTTGTGAACGCGGCGGTTCGTTTCCATCGGCACCACCTGGTAGGAGTCGGACCGCAGCCACACGATCCAGCACTCATCAGCCAGCGGCAGCGCACCGGTCAGGTCGTTACCACCGGGGTCGCCGCTAGGTGCCCAGGCCCACGGGATCTCATGCGCGGTGTGCGGCTGATCGCCGTTCCCCTCGCACAGCGGGCACCCGTCAAAGTGCCCCTCACCCAGCTCGAGCCGGAACTCGGCCCACCGGTACGCCGCCAGCTGGTAGGCGTCGGTGCCGAACGGCCCGGACTTTTTCGTTTTCCAGTCGATCAGCACCCGCCACCGGTCCTCACCGAGGCCGGGCACCACCGAGGGCGGCGCACCGTCAGGCCGGTCCACGTCGAACAGCGCATCGGGGCTGCCGCCGTACATCCATTTGCGGGAGAACACATGGGTCTCGGTGAACAGCGGGTGCGCGTGCCAGTCATCGAGGAACCCAACACACGCCTCGACATAGCCGGTCAGCGGCTCAGGCACCTCGACCTGATCGCCGTGCGACAGCGGCTCGGCCAGCTTGTGCACCTTGGTTCCCCGGATCCCGGCCTCATCGCGGGCGCGGTCCGGAGCCTTAGCCAGGTATTTCATCCGCTCAGACGGCGGCATCGCCGCGAGGGCGTCCCACTCATCAATGGCGCAGCCGGCGACGGTGTCGCACATCCACTTGTTGAGCCCCTTGGACGGGGTGCCCGCGCTGATGATCGTCGTGGCGCCTAGCACCTTGACCCCGTCGATCTTGTAGGAGTGACCAGCGCCGTGACGGCGAAAGCTGGTCGGGTACTCGCCCGCGGCGGTAGTGCGCTGGCTAGTCATCCGTCGATCCCCTTATCCTGTGATCTCGGTTGTTGGGTTTTTGGTCGGTCAGAGTCCCGGTGCCCGCTTGGTCGGCGGCCCGGGGCTCGCCGTCTCAGCTGTGGATCCCGCCACCATCCGGGCTGCCGCTGGCAGTCCACCCGGCCGGCACCCGCTGCTCACGCAACCACTGGCCGACCTCGGCCGCGTCGTACTGCCGCATCCGCCCGATCCGGTAAAACGGCGGACCCTTGCCCTGCCGCGCCCAGTCATCGAGCGTGCCCCGGCTCTTGAGCCCCAGCATCCGGCAGACGGCCTCGGAATCAAGCCACTGACGTTCGGTCGGCTGGTCACTGTCGGCCATGCTCTCACCCTGTTTCCCTGTTCCTGGCACGGTGTAGACACAGCCAACGCTAACAGGGGGGTCTGACAGTCCGATGCGGGCGTTGCGGCCAGAAAGGTGTTACCGTGTGCAGTTAGCCGCGCACAAGCGCGACCGGGGCGCCGATTCCAACCGTCTCAGCACCCCGGCCACTTGGCTCGGGCCACCTGTGGAAGGGTCGGTGACCGTCACCCAATGACGAACGATAATCTGTCCGCTGCGGCGGGCCAGGCTGACCATTGGTGGCAGCACCGGCCCCAGCTGCCCGCCCCGCGCACCATCGCCCTCGGTGCCCTGGCCGCCACCGTGCCGATCGCCACTGGCGTCGCGTTCCTGCTGAGCTACCGGGGGCTGGTCGATTTCGGGCTCAGCGTCGGTGTCCCCATCTGGCTCGCATGGGCCTACCCCTTGATGTTCGACCTGCCCATCGTCGCGGGTGAGGCCGTGCTGTTCATCGCCGCCCTCGACAGCAAGACCAAGGGTCACGTCACCGGGTGGGCCTGGGTGGTGACCATCGGGTTCGCGGTGGCGTCCGCCGCTGGGAACGCCGGGCTGCTGCCGCAGGTGCTCGCCCGCGCGCTGCCCCCCATCGTGCTCGCCATCCTGCTCGGGTTCGGCCTCGGTGAACTCAAGCGCCAGTCCCCCAAGAACGTGCGGCGGTCTGCCGACCCTTCCCCGGGAATCTCGCGACCGCCGCACCCTAAGCCCTCCACAGCCCGTTCCACAGCCGGTGGAAAGACCAGCGGGCACCTCGATGAGGTAGCCGAACGCCGCGCCGCTGACCGCGCCAAGGAACTGCTGCGCGACGGCCCGCTGCGCGAGCGGACCCTCGCCGCCGACCCCGTGTGCAAGGGCAACCGGCACATGGCCAAGCGCGCGATGGCCACCGCCACCAGAGAACTCGCCCAAGAACCCGACCGCGCCACCAACTAGCCGCCACCCGCGAGACCAGGAGGTCACCAACACGCACTAACGGAAGATCCGGCGATGACCACCACGACCGCCAAACGGCCGTCGACGGCAACCGGTGAGACCACCACCCGCCGCCGCCGGCCCCACCGGATGCTGTGGCCCGTGCTGATCCTGACCGCGATCCTCGCTGGGATCGCACACCGGTTCGGCGCCCGCTGGCTGATCGTCGCCGTGATCGTCCTGCTGCTGATGCTGGTCGGCGGCGGGCTCGCCGCAATCTCAGCCAGACGCGGCCGGACCCGCACCCGCACCCGCAGATGGCGGCGGACCCGAAGCTACCGGCCACCTCGCCCGCCTCACGGGGGTGCTGCCCGATCCCCGCGGCTCGGACGGTTCGGCGGGCGGGGTGGCCGGTCGGGTAGCAGGCGGGCCGGCGGTGGTGGCAGAGTGGGGGGTGCCAGTTCTGGGCGGGGCCGGCTCTCTAAGCCCGGTCGGCCGCGCGCAGGATTGCCCCGCCGAGGGACCGGGCGTGCGCCGCTTTCTCCTACTGGACGTGGTGCCGGTCAGAACCCACGACCGAGGCGGAACCGGCCCGGTGGGCGTCCCGCCGGCCCCCGCCGCGTCACCCCCGGGCGTGGCGGCGCGAGCAGCGGACACGCCCACCGAGGCCGGGCAGGACGCCGCTCAACCCCGCAGAGCGGTGGTCGGCGCGGCGGGCGGTGGAGTCCCCGCTCCCCGCACCGCCCGTCCGCGCCGGGCAGGGGCCAGCGTCCCGGTTTCATCCGCCGCATCAGCCGAGGCCACCGCAGACCCACCGGCAGACCCGGCACCACCGGCCGGCGACCCGGCACGAACCGCCCAGCTGGCCGGCCACCGCCGCTGCGCCAACGGCTCGCCCCGACCAGCCGAGGCCGCCAGGCCCGCCGCCAGGCCCGCGCCATCCGCGCCAGCCGGCCACCGGGCATCATCGGCCGGACCCGCCGCCGCGCCCGGGTCAAAGCCGCGCAGATCCGCGCCGCGCAGGTGCGCGCCCGCCGCCGCGGCCACGCCGGGCCACCATCGAACCGCCGCGCCGCAGCCAGGATCGCCCTCGGGCGGCTGGCTCACCGCGCCGGGATGCGCCGCGCCGCCGCCCGGATCAACCGCCGCGTCAGCCCCGCGCAGCAACGCGCCGCCCGGGTGCGCCGGCTGCGCCGCACCGCGAAGTGGAACCGCCGCCGCTGGCAGCTGAGGGCACAAGCGCTGCGCCGCGCCCGCTGGCTACGCGGCTGGGGCACGACCATGCGGCACAACCTCGCCCGCCGCAAGTGGTGGAAGCGCAACCTCGCGACCGCTCAGCCCGCCCCCACACCACCCCGGCCGAAACCCAGCGCGCCACCCCGGCCCGCGCCCGCGAGCCCCTTGACCCCACCAGCCGGCGCACCCAAACCGGCACCACCCATCAGCCCAGTCACGGGAAGGATCACCATGCCACGCGGAGGAACCGGCCACCCGGCCGTAGACCATGCAGCCAGCGGGATGCGGCACGTCAGCGGCTACCACCCCAAGAACGGCCCCGACCTCGATCATTTCCTCGGTGCCCTGCCCGATGCCCTGTTCGCGGAGATCGCCAAGCACCTCTACCACCTGGCCGACCGGGCACAGTCCGAATGGCCGCTCAACCCCGAAGTCATCAACGAGCTACGCCAAGGCGCGCAGCACATCGTCAGCGTCGGTGAGGCGTACCGGCAGGTCTATGAGACATGGCGGCAGTCCCACGCCGACGACATCCGCCGCTGGGAAAACCCCCGCCCCGGCGAGCCCATCATGAACGTCCCCGGCTGAGGCACCCTATGACCGTGACCGACGACGACGATCCCACGACCGCGCGGCGGCGCTTCCCGTGGATCGGCGTTGAGCTATCCGCCGGCGGCGGGCTCGGCCTGTGGGTCGGCTCACTTGCCGTGGGATGGTTCGCCCTGCCCCCGGGCACGGTCATGTGGATACTCGGCGCGGCCGGGATCTGCGCCACGTTCGGCGTGTTTTTCCGCACCGGCTCAATGCCGCTCACCATGCTCACCCTCGCGTGGACCGTGCTCACCTTGGCGTGGTTCATTTACGCGCTGTCCCGCTCACCGTGGGACAGCCACGCGCTCACCCTGCTCATCTGCGCCGTGCTGTTCCTCGCGTTCCTCGGAACCGAGACCTGGGCCAGATGGGATAAGGCGATGGACCGGTACGCCGCCGGCGAACTGGCGCGGATGGACCTGCTCGAACGCCGCCGCTACGAAAAGATCTTCGCGCTGCTCGGCCAGCCGGTCACCGTCACCGCCGTCGATGAGGACCGGTCGGGGACGCTCGTGCGGATCCAGCCACCCAGCGACGGGAAGATCACCCTCACCTCACTGGACAGCATCGCCCGCAATGTTGAGGTCGCGCTCAAAGCCCGGCCAGGCTCGATCCGGTTTGAACACGGCGCCCACGCCGGCGAGATCACCATGCGCCGGTCCGAAAAAGACATCCTGGTACAGCCCGTCCACATGCCCGCCGACTACGGCCCGCTGACCGTCAACCGGCCCGTCCGGATCGCCACCCTTGAGGATGGCCGGCCCTACGAAACGCTGTTCCGCGAGGTCGCGACCCTCGCGGTCGGGGAACGCGGCAGCGGCAAGTCCAACCTGGCCAACGTCATCATCGCCCAGCTGGTGCGCTGCATCGACGTGATCGTCCTGGTCATCGACCTCAAACAGGGCCGGATGGCCCGGCCGTGGGTCGCGCCGTGGGTCAACAACCCGGCCGTCATTGGCCGCCCGTCAGTGGACTGGGTCGCCACCACCCGCGAAGAGGCGCACATCATGCTCTCGGCCCTGGTCAGGGGGATCGAGGCACGCGCCGGGTCCGGGTACGGCGGCGAGAAGCTGACCCCCGACCGTGAACACCCCGCCGTGCTGCTGGTCACCGATGAGATCAAAGTCATGTTCGACTACCGGCGCGGCCCCAAGATCCCGATGGACCCCGACGCCCCGGCGGTGATCACCAACTCCGAACTGGCCATGCTCGGCACCGACGTGACCGAACGCGGCCGGTCCGAGGCCATCGACCCCATCCTGTTCGCGCTGCGCGGCGTGTCCGACTCAACCGGAGGAACAGACATCAAGGCGCAGTGCCACAAGCGCATCGGGCTGCGCTGCGCGAGCGAAGCCGAGGCCAGATACGTCCTTGAGGACGACGCCCGCGTGCAACGGATCCTCGCCGGGATGAAACACGCCGGCTCAGCCGTCATCCAAGATGAGCGCACCGGCCCGCACGTGCTCAAGATCGACCGGGTCGAGTACGAGCAGATCGCGGAGATCGCCGCCGCCACCTGGGCATTGCGCCCAGAACCCGAACCGCTGCTCGCTGACGCGTGGGGCTCAGCATGGGCCGACCGGTGGTCCGATGAGCGGGCGGGCGCTTTCAAACGGGCGCTGATGGCCACCCCGTCAGCTGGGGGCGTCGCGCTCACCGTCGCATCCGACCACGTCCGCCTGACCGATGATCAGGCATTCAAGGATCTGGTGTCATCTGGTGCGCTCGGCGCCGACCCGGAGGCCGGCCTCGATGAACGGCACCGGTTCATGCGGCAGCTGATCTTCGACGCCAAGGGGTCGGTCTCCCCGAAGTGGCTGCTGCGGCTGCTCGGTGAGGCGCACCGGCAAGGCCGGCTCGACCGCGACGCGCCCGCACGTGCGGTGCTGCACCGCTGGCTCAAGGCCGACGTGGCGGACGGGATCATCGTCAAAGACTCGTTCGGGGCGTACGCGAAACCGCGCCCGGGGCAGTCGCGGGCGGCATGATAGGGCTGACATGGGATCGTGGCCACTGTTCGGCTGGGGTGCCGGTGGTGTCGCGGTTGGCTGCGCCATCGGCTACGGGCTACAGGTGCCGCCGTGGACGTTCGCGGTGCTCGGCGCGCTCGGCGCGATCTGCGGATGGGTGGCCGGCTTGTGGGTGCAGAGCCGGATTGAGAGGGACGATGATGGCGGACACGGGCCGGGATCACACGGGGACGGCTGAGTCGATTTTGCGGTTGCGCGCCGATGAGGGCGCGTCGTTTGTGCTCCGGATCGTCCTTGAGCCGGTGGCCCCCAATGGGGCCGGCCAAAGTGACCGGTGGCCAAGTGACACCATGCCGTCGACCTGGGCCGGGGCGTCGGCGGGTGGGACCGTTGGCGGTGGTGGAACCGGGGCGGGTTCACCGGGAGTCTCGGCCGGGTCACATGGGCCGGTGACAGCGCCGCCGCCGGTCCCGGAGGTCCCGGCTGGGGTCCGGTGGGACATCGTTGAGAAGCAGGCGCGGCTGCTGAACCTCAGGGCGCCTAGTCATGTCGGCCGGGCTCCGGTCTGGTCGCTTGAGGGGTATGAGTGGGTGCTCGAGCTGGCGGTTGAGGGCGCGAACGCGCGGGGGCTGCTGTGAGGGTCACCGTCGATGGGCTCGATCTGTCGACGCCGCTGGGCGGCGACGATGAGAACCGGGTGACGCTGGCGGATCTGATCGCGGCCGAGGTCGGCCGGTCGATGGTGGCCCAAGGTATCGCTGAGCTCGAGTCGTTGCGGGAGCGGGTGCGGGGGATCCGCGATGAGCAGATCCGCGAGCAGGTCGCCGCGGAGGTCCGCGAGGCGCTGCATGGTGTGCCGTCGCATGTGCCGGTCACCTTGGCTGAGGTGATCCGCGTCGAGGCGTGGCAGCAGATCCACCGGGGCGATCTCTATCAGGGAACGTCGACGCCGCTCAAGCAGGTGGTGGCCGCGCTGGTCTATGACCAGTTGCACGCCGAGGCGGATGCGCTGGTCAAGGACGCGCGTGACAAGATCCGGGAGCAGGTGCGGGAAGAGATCGCTACCATCGTGTCCCGGAATTTCCGCACGCTGGAGTGAGCCGTTGATCATCGTCGTTGGGATGCTGGTGCGGCCGGGCCGGGGACAGGCCCGGCGGCTGGCGCTGGCTGAGGCGCGGTTCTGGCAGCTGGCGTCGATGACGGCGGCGCTGCTGGCGCTGTTGACCGGCTGGGCGTTCGCGCGGATGCTGCTGCTCATGTTCACGCTGTATACGGCGACGTGGATCAAGATTTACCTGATGCTGCGGCTGCTGGCGGTGACCCGATGGTGATGGCCGTGGTGGGCGCGTTGCTCACCCTCGCTGTGCTGCTGCGGCTGCTCGCCACCGCCGCGCGGACGTTCGTGTCTGACCTGAATTTCCTTGGCAGCGAGATCGGTTTGGGTATCGCGTCGGTGTTCATGCGCCCGATCCGCCGTGAGCAGGCGTGGATGGCTGGCCTCGATGAGGTGTTTCCCAACGCGGTGCTGCCGCTGATGGGTGATTTCACCAGCTGGCGGTATGTGCCGATGGTGGGCGTGACCGCCCGCGCTGATGGGGTCAGGCACCGGGAGATCGACAAGATGCACCGGGTCATCCTCGCCCTCACCATCAACCGATGGTGACCAGGTGAACGCGTAACTGACCAGCGTGTTCGCGGCGTGCCGGGGTAGCTGCCGGTGCGATAATTTCACCCCTATCCCCGTGATCTGGCCCGTGTATTGTGCCCATCGAAGGGTGGCAGTGGCGCGTTGACCGACCTACCGGCGCGGATCGAAGTCCAAGCGCCCGGCGTTCTGCTGATGGCGCTCGATGCCGCTGTGCCTTGGTGGATGGTGCAGCTGTCGTTGATGACCAAGACGGACCGGCTCACCATCGCGCAGGCCGACGCCATGCTGATCGCGGATCACCTCGACACCCTCGACACGGCCGACGTGCTCGATCTGCGCCAAGACGTGTTCAGCGCGCTGGCGCGGGCGATCGCGTTTGGCGCACTTAACGGCGGCGTCTGGGCGTTCGGCCGCCACTGGGGCGGCGACGATGAAGTGAACCCGCCCGGTCCGGAAACCGAACCGGTTGGCACGTAGCAGATCTGGCCTTGGCCCGGCCTTGGCGTTCTAAGGTGGACCGATGGGCGGGGACGGGCGCGATCCGGTAGCTGACGCTGCCTCGGTACTGATCCGGTGCCTAGCGGCGGCTGAGGCGGTCGTCGCGGTGCGCGATGCCAGCGGAAGCGGGCTGATCACCGGGACGGCGGCTGAGTCAGAGCCACCGGGCAACTGGCTCGCGCTGTGCGCGCTGATGATCCCGCACCGGGAGGTGCGGGTGCTCGAGTGGGAAGTACGGCGGCAGGTGACCGGTACTGATCTTTTCCGCGGCGGCTCGGCCGCGAACACCCAAGGCGCCATCGCGGCGCTTGTGTCCATGTCCGCGACGCTGCCCCGCGAGCAGTCAAGGATGATCGAAACGCAGATCGAACGATGGTCGTCGCTCGCGCTCGCGCTCCCCGCCGTCGACCGTCTCCCCCAATGGCTCGATGGGTTCATGGGCGACTGGCCCGATCCTGACTGCCCCTACTGCGGGCATGGGACGCTGCGGGTCAACGACGCGGTCGGGATCGTCGCCTGCCTGAAACCGTCGTGCCCCGGTGTGATCGACGGCACCCGGCTCTGGGCTCGGGTCGACCGTGATGACGCCGGCCGTGTTGTGCTCCGATGGGTAGACGGGACCACCCAGACCTATGAGCGAACTGACCGGCCCGGTCGGCATGACGCTGGACGAACTCGCGGGGTTCCTGCGCCGGCCGATGGTGACCAAGGAACAGATGGCGCGGATCTTCGCCCAGCTGCCGGGGATGGTGCCGATCGGCACCCGGCCCTCAGGCGGCGGCCGTCCGATAGATGTGTACGACGCTGATCACGTCATCGAATGGCACCACGCCAACCGGCGATGGCTCACCGAACCCGCGCCGCCCCGGGCAGCCTTAACCCCGGTCTGGCGCACCGCCGCCGGCCCCTGATGGTCGCGGCCGACTTGCCCCGGCCGGCTTTCGGGAGATAAGTTGCGCCTGACGAACCCTGCCCGGAAACAGGCACCAGAGCCCTACGGGGACGGCCTGACGGGCACGGGGGGCTTGACAAAGCAGGCCCGCGCCGCAGTTGCGCCGGCCTGCCCCGCCCATACGAGCAGGCCGGCCGAATGCCACCCTCGGCACTACGGCGCGGGTCTACCATCCCGTCATGGCTGGCCCGCCGCGCAAACCGAAGTGGCCCCGCCGCTGCCCCTGCATCCGCCCGGCATGGTCGGACGTGTGGGTCATCGCGCACCCGGCGTGCCGGATCCACGGCGACGGCCGGGAATGGCGCGTTAAGCTGCTCTGATGCTGATCGCGGTCACGATCTACCAAGGCGAAAAGATCATCTGGGACAGTCACATCAGCGGCGGTCTCATCCCGGCGCCGGGCGACTCGATTTCGATCGACGGCAAAACCCATCAGGTCACCCACCGCAGGTGGCTGTTCAGCCTCGGCACCATCAACGGGGTCGAGATCGCGGTTAGCTGAGGGGCCACCATGCGCTGCGCCTGGAAGATCCACTGGGGCACCCTGCAAGAGCACACCACCCAATGCGACCGTGATGAGCACATCACCATCCCAGCTGACGCGCCCGAAGAGGCCATGCGCTCGATCCTGCTCACCCAAGGCGACGGCCAGCACCGCGGCCAAGCGGGAAACGGCGTCACCATGATCGAATGGATGGCCGGTGACCGGCGCGAATACACCGGCCCCTGGCCCGGCCTCTGCCCCTATCAGCCGTGCGTCTTGCACGCCGGTCACTACGGCGACCACGCGCCATGAGACCGCGCCTGACCACCACCCAGCGTGGGCTAGGCGCTGGCCATCAGCGAGCGCGCCGCGACATGGTCGCCGCCCTGGTCGATGGCACCCGCTGCCCGCGGCGGTCGATCTGCGGCGGGCTGCCGATGTACTCAACCCCGGCTGCCGCTGCTGCGGCCGGGCTACCGCGCAAGCTGTGGAACGTCAACGCCGACCATGTGATCCCCCGCGCGCTCGGCGGCGCGAAAGGTCCTATGGTCCTCGCCCATGAGCACTGCAACAAATCGGCCGGCGCGACCCTCGGCAACAAGCTCCGCGCAGCTAGGCGCGCAGCCGCACGAGCGGCCACCATGCCCCGCACCTACACCCGCTGGTGACCAGCCATGACCACACCCGACCCGGCTGACTACGCCGCCGCCATCCGGCAGGCGATGGGCATGGTCCCCCCAGGCACAGCCGACCCGGTCGCCTGGGTCGCTGACCTGCTCGGCATCACCCCCGCGCAGGTGCAAGACGTGCTGTCCCCCGTGCTCAACCCGCACGGCTACTGGGATGGATGGTTCCACCTCGGGATGCAACCCGAAGATGAGTGAACGTCGCACCATGCCGATAGCCTGCGAATATGACCATGCCCTACCCCGACTGGGCTGCTGAGCCCGGACTATCCCAAGTGATCTGCCACTGCACGGGCGAGGAATTCGTGTTCCTGGTCTCCGACGTGGCCGCCCGCCTGGTCTGCACCCGCTGCCAAGCCGTCAACGGCGTCTTTTCCCGCATCCAAGGCGAGCCCTTGGTCACCTTTGACGACGTGCCACCCATGCCACCCGGCCTGCCCAGGCAGCTGCCCCACACGCCGCCACCCGAAGAGATCATGCCCCCCCGCGACACGCTGCCACCATCAGGTGCCACCTGGGGCGACCCACCACCCGGCATCCCACCCGAACCCCTCGACCAGCCACCGGACATCATCGACATCAGCAGCATGGGTGACGCGCCGCAAGACGCCACCGGGCTACTCGCCGGGAAATACAACGTCGATGGTGGCCTGCCCGAAATGAGCCCCGAAGTGTGCAACGCCATCCTTGTAGGCGGCATCCTCGACGGCCGGCTCACCTACGTCCCCCCCGACGTAGCCACCTACATCATCGCCGGATCCGGCACCTGGCTGCGGACCGCCGAAACCACGCCACCCGAACCCACCGCGCCACAAGGACGCCGCGTCTACCTATTCAAGGGGTGACCAACCATGTGCCAGCATGGCCGCACCGGTCCGTGCAAGCAATGCCGCAACCAAGGCAGCTGAACGCTAAATCTCCTGGGTCAATCCCGCCGCCACCCAGGCACGGCGCACCCCGCACTGCATGGGCGGGTCCGGGTTGCGCCGGATGGGCCGGGCAGCCCCACGCACCACCTTTCTGTGATCCTCCCGATCGCTGCGCCCGCGTGGGCCACCTGCTGCCCGGCCCTGCCACACTTGCCACCATGACCAACGCCGGCCAGCGCGACGCCCAGCTTGAGCGCTACACCGGCCTGCGCGATGGTGGCCTCAACCGGTACGACGCCGCCGCGCAGCTGGGCATCACCGGAGGTGCCGCCGACCGGTACGAACGCCAATACCGCGAACGACGCCACCTGCCCCCACGCCGCCGGCTCATCCCCGAACAGCTGCCCCGCAGACTCTAACCATCAAGGGGACAGACCATGCCTGACGGACTGCTCCCCGGCGACCTGCTCGCCACCCGCGGCGACGGCTGGACATCCGCGCTCATCCGCCTCGGCGCCGCGCTGCTCGACCACCCCAACATGATCAACCACATCGCCATCGTCCACCACCGCGACGCCACCGGCACCCTATGGTGCATCGAAGGCCGCCCGGGGGGAGTCGGCTGGCGCGACGCGCAAGGCTACCTGGGCAGCCATTGGACGCTGTGCAACACCACCCAGCCCAAAACCGACAAACAACGCGCCGCCATCGCCAAAGGCGCCGAGGCGCTGATCGGCACCGAATACGACTGGGCAGCCATCGCAGCCGACGCCGGCCAAGCGTTCCGCCTCGGCCAAGCATGGTCACTCAAATGGCGCGACGGCCAAGTCCCCGGCCAAGTCGTCTGTAGCAGCCTCGCCGCCTACCTCTACGACAAAGCCGACCTCGACCACCCCCCCGGCGACCGCAAAGTCTCCCCCGCCAACTGGGTCGACCTATGGGTCAACCACGACTGGGCCACCCGCCCCCACCAAACGGCCTAACCTGCTAACCTCACAGCGCTGGCCACCCGGACCAAGCACCCTTCAACGCCACGGGGGGGCCAAGCCCGCATCCGTTCCCTTGCGGCTCCGGACGCCAGCGCGGGCGGCAGCGCGCCACACCCACCCCGGCGCACTGCCGCCCCCAACACGCCACCAAGGAACCCCCGCATGGCGACCTACGGACCATACCCAGCACGCGTCATCGCGGTCCACGACGGCGACACCATCCTGCTCGATCTTGACGTGGGCTTTGGCGTCGTCATGTCCGCCCGTGACTTCCACGGCAAAACCACCCTCGCCATGCGCGCCTACGGCATCAACGCCCCCGAACTATCCACCACCCCAGGAACCGACGCCCTCGACTACGCCCAAACCCTGCTACACCCAGGCGACCTAGTCACCGCCACATCACACTCATGGGACAAATACGGAGGCCGATGGCTCGGCACCATCACCCTCCCAGACGGCACCGACTACGCCCAGCGGATGCTACAAGCAGGCCACGCCAAGCCCTACACAGGCCAAGGGCCAAAAGACGCAGGGGAGCCACCGCGCCAGAACACTCGCGGCGGCTCAGGCGCAACCTAACCTGCACACATGACACATGACATGCACCTCGCCTAGTCACCAACCGGCCACTGGTCACCAACAGGGAACTCGCCCACCCATCATCTTGGACCCCCCCATCGTCCTGACCACCCCACTGATCGACCACCCCGGGCGCTGGCTCAGCGACCATCCCCCGCGCGCCGGACAGATAGTCGTTCATGATCCTTTCCGGCGAC